TATCCCCAACTCTAGTTCTGGCATAAATCATTCCAAAGATATGATCAAATAATTCCTGAACCCTTACAATCTCAGAATTCTCATTGTAATAGGTAGATTGGCGTAAGATCACCGCCGTTCCGGCGGGAGTATTCTCTATTGTACTATTTGAACCCTCCGTGAGATCAGATATAAGATAATCCTTAATCTCTGGATGTTCTCTAGATACATATAAGACTGCATAATTGATTGTATCGGAGTAGAGAAGTTCGGAAAGAGCTGAAGCTCCAGTGGCCTCAGTTATAATTCCATTACCTGTCATTCCAAACATGTATCGATCAAGAACAGCCTTGACAAGCCCGAGAGACAGAGCCTTCGACTCTGACGCCCCACTTGACAAGAACTCTTCATAATCTTCTGGGGTAGCTAATTTGTCTGAAAGATATAAGTAATAGTTTTCTGTATCAGTTTCTGGATCAGACCCAACAACGTAGCCAGTTCCAGTTTTTGGACAACATACGTAGATGCCGGTTCCTTTTATAACAAAATCGGCATACTCATATTTTACCGATCTGTCATAATAGAAAACGCCATGAATACTTTTTTCTCCTTGTTTCATGATAAAACTATATTAAGCGAGCGAACGACTCGATATACTGTAACTTTGTAAACTCCAGCCTCTTGCTCTGCTTGACAGCTGAAAGATGAATAGGTAGAAGCAGGATCATGATCTCCCCCTGATATGTCTGTCCCGGAGTAATCGAAGATAGAGATTTCAGGCATCTGGGATGGACTGTAAATCTCAAACTCGAAATCGCCAGAATATGATACATAGGAACCATGAGTACTAACTTCGTAAGGACCTTCCTGAACAGTAACTTCGAGATCTACCAAGGACAATTCAATCTGCTTGGCGACGCTCTGTGTATTCATTACATAGGTCTCGGTATATTCAGTATAATAATCATAGTTCTCCGGATTCTCGCGATACTCGGTGAGCTCTTCCTGACTTAAATTGCCTGGAGGCTCCTTGAGGAGATTAAATCCTGTAACCTGTGGGGATGCTGCAAACTGATACATGTCCGTCTTCTTGATAAGATGAACAGTTACTTCATTATTATCAGGAACATCCTTAATATAACCGTTTAAATAGATATTAGAATTATATGGAATGAGAGATGCAGTGACAGTCGTTATTGTCTCCTCATTATCTCCAGCAGTTCTGTAGGTATAGTAACATCCAAATTGATTTGGATTTCGAGGGTCATATTTCTGAAGACCGTCTATACTTCCCCAACTAAAATACTGATTCCCTGAGTGGAACTGAATTCTGATATTAGATTTGGCTGTTCCAATTCGGTACTCAATATGTTTGACTCCTTCCGGAATTCTGAGAGACTCAGAATAAGTTTCCCAAGAAAATGGAATAAGAACACGACCTGATCCAATACGGTCATACATTACGATATCTGAGATCATATAATTTGTTCCCTTAGGAACAGACAGATCTAGATATCTTGTACTCTCAGTATAAGTTGTGGCTCCAATCGGGGATACAGGAAAATCTGGGTAAGCGAAGTCAGGATTATATGAGAGAAGTTCAGACTTGGCAGTCATAGTAATCATAACTTCTGAATACTTCGAATCTTGAGACTCCCCTGAGATTCTCCAAGCACCAGAAAGGCCTGGTTTATTTCCAAGATTCCCAGAGAACAAAGAGGTCCAAGTATTCCCCGCGAACTCTACTTCGGTACCTTCCTGATATGAAGTTGCCGGTAACCAAGAGACTAGGGTCTCTGGGATTTGTGATTTTATACGATCCGCGATCGGATGGAGACTTTGTTCTTTGTTTCCAAGAAGAACGCCAGACACCGAATGAAATTTATACTTTCCAAGCTCTTCCTGCACACCAGTCTTGACGGGAGGAGTACAGAGGACATCAGTCTTGGAAAGAACTTTAAGGTCTTTATTTCTAAATGGAGTTCCACTTGAATAAAAACCGGTAAGAGCAAGGTTAGTCACCTCCAGTTCAGATTCCTGAGGATCCAGGATGATATAGAGAAGGACACTATCGACAGTCTCATATTTTTCTAGATCAAGAGGGATAGTGGAAGAGTCTTCTGAAAGCCCCGGATATACCGTCGCACATAATCGACTCTCAGAGTCGTATAATTCGACGGCCTTTGTTTGGGGCGGAATATTTAAGAGATAAATTTGTTTTGTGTCTATCGGACTCTGCAGACAACCAAAGAATTTCTTTTCTGTCGGCCGTACAGTTCCAAGTCTACTGAAAGTTGGAACAATGAAGCGTTCCAAAACATCGAGGGTATCTGGATTTAGGTCCCCCAGATAGGATAAAGCCGAATCCGAGAAATAGGGGGATTTTAGAAACCCTGATGAACTGGGAAAATCGAAGTCAACCGAATATTTTATCAGATCGGTATAATCTGACTTGCTATAACAAGCTAAATAATAAGAAGTGTCCCCTTTGGAACTATTCTTATAGATTGCCTTAGAAATTCCTAATACCGTATCTGATACTACTATTTTCATATACTAGTTACCTTGTATTTTCCATACTTAATGCCACCCCCAGACATAGTAAGTCCGATCTTGGAATGAATCGAAATAATTACTTCCTTGAAGGTAGCTTTATATTCGTCATAAAATAAAAGATATTTCATTGCCTCAGACAATGAATTCTTGTAATACTCGAAATCCTCTGTCACAATTTCTGATATCACTATTTCAAGACCCCCTCGATAATCTGAAGTATCGGTAGTCTCGAAATAATGATAATCAAATTTTTCTGGGGAATCTGAGAAGAAGAACTTCCTAAATAAGCGAAGTACATCCTTTGTCCCCTTGACAGCATACAATCGATTTACATAATATGGAATTTCGGATTGATTATCGAAGACCAGGGAAATAAAATTCTGAACTGGATCAACAATGTAATCAAAATAGTGATGATCAAAGAAACTATCGATGTCTCGATCAGTCACATTTTCCGGATTCTCTTGAGCGTTATATTCTTCAATGAGATCAGACAGATTCTTAACTACTTCAAGTCTCTGCAGATTCTCTGGAATAAAAATTATCATGCTACCGAAGTATTAAGAAGGTGTGTAACTTCAAAGTATGTGGTATCCAAGTTTGGCTTGATCTGATCCCAACTTAAAGAATCGCCAGATTCTGTTTGATAGGATATATCGATCTTGCTAATAATCTTTACATTTGATATTTTCTGAAGAAGGGCTTTCATGTAATCCTTTTGAGTCTCTAGGTCGAGATTAAATTGATCTGAATACCCTGAATCAATAATATCTGAGACGTCAGATTCGATAGATACCATATTTGAATATATCTCTAGCTTGATATTTACCGTCGCCTTTACTTTTGTTCCACGATAAACATTTATATTGTCTGTAATATAGTAACCTCTCTTCTTTGAGATAAAGTCTGAAATTTGAGAGTCTGACAGGTAGATGCCGGAATTAAATGGAATATAGTAAAGACTAAGCGTATTTACAACGTCGGACTGAGAAAGACGACTATACTTAACCTCTGTCTCGAGAGTCTCTAAAACAATATCATAGACATTCGCCGAATCTCCATATAGATAGAGATATGGACTCTGTGATTCGAGCTCTATCGTTTCAAGGACCTCAGACTCGTAAGTCTTGGAGTCTAAGAAAAGATTAGTCTTGACAAAGAGTTTTCCCGAATATGTGATAGTCCATTTTCCTGTTCCCTCAATCCTAATAATATTCCTGACAAGTGGGAATTGAGAATCGGCCTCAATATATGTCTCGGCAGAAGCTAAGACTATACAGGAAGAATATGAAACCCCGTCTTTAATCTTTAACTCCGACGTACTTGTTGTAACACCTGGAGCAGCTGTGATTGATAGAATGCCATCACTTCCCTCTTTCTTAGATCCCTTCAAGAGACTCTCCTCTTTGATAGTCTGTTGCTGAGGAATAAAGGTATAATACTTTGTCTTATTCTCTTCGACAGTACTATTGAGACCAGTAAATTTGTAGGTTGTCGTCTTGACATACTCCGGATACTCTTCAGCCAAGAGATAGGCAAGGTCTGAATTGCTTCTATAGACAGAGGATGAATATCTCTCTCGATTTGCCTTATAGTGAACTGTCGTGAGAGGATCCCTGTCGGAAGCTTCAAGACAAATGATACCTGGAAATTCGTATGTCGCTGATAGAGATAATAAGAGATCTCGATCTGTGTCTTGATCGAAAGCAGTCAGATCGCCATCCCTGAATCGAATGTTCTTAAGCTCAGATTCGGTAAAATCTGAGAGATGACAATAGCGGTGTACCGCGATGGCGACTGTCGAATTTGCCTTTAACAAGTCTGGCGCATAAATACGAAGACCGAAATCAGGGATAGTCAGGTCAAAAACAGTTTTCCCCGGATCTTCAACATGCTTTGAGAATAAGCGAGTTGTTTCATAGAGTTGTCCATCGATAGACACTAACTCATCGTTACTCAAGTCTGACCAAGGAAATTCGACAAAAGTAGTATTTGCGGCGGTCACGGTCTGAGTACCTCCGAGGAATTCTTTACTGATTATACATTTGATAATCTTTGGTTCAGAATCAGTCGGAGTTACGGTTAACTCTGAATTGCACCAATCTTTCTTCTGTGGATCCCAGTAAGATTCATAGTAGAGCTTGAAATAACTAGTCTCTACTACAGCATCTCCGATAGTCCATGAAAAAACTTTTGATGGTATAAACTTAAGAAGAACTCTAGGACAAGTTCCTCTGAAGACAGAATACATTCGATCGACACAATGCTGAATCTTTGAATTCTCCTGACTAGCACGTTCGAGTGATGCTTCCTGTGAGTAAGATATATTTTCAACCTCAGAATAATATAAAGCTTGACTAAGTAGTTGAGCTAATATCTCTGAAGTAGCTCCTGTAATTCCTAAGCGAGCTTCTATTCCTTTTAGGACGGAATAATAATCCTGAGTTGTTTTCATACTTTAATGTCAAAACTTTCCGACTCAGTGCCGGAAACTGTAATTACTAGTGTTGCTTTGGTTTCTGATACAAGTGATAAACTTGTAAGAGATATTGTTACACTCTGAAATTGTTCCTGAATTTGCTTAATCAGATCTGTAACTCTTCTTTGCAATTCATCCCTGAGGGTTGCTTTAGGAATACCTCTAAGATTAAAATCAAAACCGAGGGATGGTGCTCCAGGAATATCAGAGGGCATAACATTTAGATAAACCCTGAAAAGATCGAGGATATACTTCTCTACTTTATCTGTGACCTCTCCTGTAGTGAGTAGAAACTTCATCTTTCCTGTATTTCTTGATATGAGAAAAAAAACAAATAGACAGAAAACTAGAGAATCAATACTCTAATTTCTGTCTTCGTAACATTTTGAGTGAAAATTGGATTTGTGTCGTCCTTAACGACTAGATGCGAGCAAACGTACCTCATTCTTCTTTTCCTTGATTTGTTTCTTGATATCCTTTATGGTATCATTATAGAAGTGAAGTAAATTCCTCATCGTTTTTTCATACTCAGGATCTAAGTCTTTCTCTCGAATAGGCTTTTCTCCATCGTCAAACTTAATGGTCTGATAAACACCAGGCCTAAACTCTGTTTCTTTTGTCCCGAAATGCTTGTTATATTCTTTCCAAACAATCTTCTCATTTTCCTGACACACTGCCAAGTAAGCCTGAAGTGAGTCAAGTTCTACTTGTGGATCCGCTTTTTCTGTCTTAGAAAAGGCAGGGATCGCTAAAAACAATAATACTATCGCTAAAACAATTTTTCTCATATCAATATACTTTTTTAAGATTAAAAACTGTTTCACTCAAAATAATATGATTTTGTTCTACATATAAGGAATTGATTCCACGGTAGTGCCAAAAAGTGGGTTAATACGGGACTTTCCGAGAGATACTCCGAAAAAATTATCCCTGAAATCCAGCTTTTCCCAGTAAAAGATATCCATGCTCCCTTTTCCCTGATACTCTCCACTGAAGAGGTTGTGCATTGTAGTAATTCATAATATCGACTGCCTTAGCTTGAATAGTTAAGCCTAGATCGGTATAAACTTTCTGTAGCACAGCCTTTAAGTCTCGTGCAAAATATTTAGAACCGAGAGTAAGATATTTATCAAGTTCCCCTGATACACTTTCAAACCTCTGAACAGAATCATAATAATTCTGTGTATCAAGTTTTCTATATCGAAGAGCTTTTATCTTTTTATGTCCTAACAAATTATAGAGATTTGAAAATCCAGGGTCTACAATTTGAGATCTCAAGAGAGCTAAGAACTCTGGATTTCCTTCATAAGTATCTCTAGCTTCACAGTAACATGCTAAGCGATCCTCATAATGAAGTTCTCTATTATTTACTATCCCAGCTATCCTGAGAATCTCCGGATCCTGAGTTTGGGATAGATCATAACCCTCCTCTTCGATAGCACTCCTGACTGTTACCGAATTTGAATACATCCCCTGTGTAACTTCCCAAGATCGAATCTCTGACAAATAAACAAGTTGATTAAAAACTGGACATCCGAGAGTTCTTGAAAATCCGATATAATCGTCAGAATAATTCTTGAGTTGTATTGAATCTTTAATCTTTGATTTCAAGAAATCTTTTCTGAGTAAATCTGGTTCAGCATTATACATGGTTATTCCGAGATTTGTCTGATCAAGTTTAGATTGACATATATCGGAAAACTCTTTCTCGTTTACTACAAAATTGGTAGTCTGATAAAAGAGAGTGCAGAATGATCTGAAAGGATTTGTTCTCAATCTTTGTCTACCAGCAATCTGAGGAAGATCTATAGAGATGTCGATAGCCAAGTGTTTCTTGTTCGGATTACTTAGGATGTAGGTACTTGCATTATCTGAATAGAAATCGGCACCAAGGTATACTGTTCTTGTGCAAAAAGTGAACATCTTGTTAAGATGTCTATTTTCATAAGTATTTGGCTTAGATACTGAAAATCCTATTCTCCTTAATTTCTTTCTATTCTTTGGAGTATTACTACAGATAATATCTGTATTGGATGGATTCAATCCGCAAGATGTTATTATCGATATAATGTCTGTCACAGAATTCAGATAGATAACCATTTCGTGAGAATAGAAAGTCCTTTTTTGTGAATCAACTATCTGAGGGAATCGAGAATTGAGATAATCCCCAATAACATTCTTTATCTCCCCAACTACCGATTTTGTTTTCTTCGGAATAATTTTAACCTGTTCCGTATAAGAACTTGGCCAACTAAGCTTATACATATCTAGATTTTTAAACTCATCAAGTTGTTCTAGATATGGATCTAGCATTGGAGTTGCACTGAGATAACAAACATTAGGACAGTCTCTCAGGTAATCTAAGAATCCAAGTTCTACTTCTGATTTAAAAGTTGAGTCTGTAAAAATAGATTGATATTCGTCAATCACTATTTTATAGGACCCAAGAGAACCAGAGAGTAATGTCTTGACATATTTGAAAGAGTCATAAGTTACAAGGATCTTTACAGGCAATCCTTGACTTTGACAGAACATGATATGAGAATTTAGGATCTCCTGAAAATGTGCTAAATGTTCAGGAAAATTCTCCGCCGTTCCGGCGGATTTCTTCTCTTTTGTAGCTTTATCGGTAAGTGGAGAATCAAAGTCTGGTATCTTTTCAAAATCATTTTTAAGATAAAGAATGTTCTTATCAGACGGATGCTGCTCCACTTTATTTTCCAGAAGTAATTTTCTTGGAGAACATAAGATAATGTTATCCTGATTAGAGAGACAAAACTCTGTAAATCCACACCCTGTCACTCCTTTGTCAATTATGCAATGACCAAAAGGAATAACGTAGTCTTTCCAGTCACTAATAAATTTTACATTTTCTGTAACTACAAGTTCTATTTTATTCATAAAATTTTTCTCTTTTTTTAGATGGTGTCTGACTGACACCATCATTTATTGAGCCACTTTGGGCTCAATAAAGTGTCACTTTTTATCTTAAATAAGGAAAAGCTGTCCCTCTGGGAACTACCGGGAATACTTCTTTTTTGTTCAAATTTATCCAAGTGTCACTTTTTTTTTAGCAATGGAGGGTTGCCGTATATATAATTACATGAAACCCAAAAAAAAGTGACACCCTCTGGGTGTCTATAAATATTCTCTATATCTTCTTTCAAGGCTTCATAAATTCTACCACCCTTGTGGTGGTAGAATTTTGAAAAACATGGAAGGCGAGGGTAGTGGAGGCTGTTAAGCCGACACGGCCTCGGGTGTGGCGGAGCCTTCCATGTTTACTCCCGAAATTTTCAGAGGTACCCGGTGGGACTGCTTTTTAAAAATAAAAGAAAAAAGTGACAGGGAACACACGCCCTGTCACTTTTCAATTAAATAGTAGAATCTGTAGTTTTCTTTACCTTATCTTTCTGATTCATTACAATTCCATCTTCTTCAAGTGCTCTAAGAGTTGATGTAACATAGACACCATCAGATAGACTGAAATCATACTTCATCTCTCCAACTAAGAATTTTTTCTGAATTGCTCCACTCTTTGGATCTTCTCTCTTTTTATAATATACCACATCCCCCAGTTTATATCCTGGCAAAGAATATGGGTGTTGAGTAACTAAGATTCCATAGAATGTTGAGGCCATAAGATTTGTATTTCGCAGATAATTCTGATTAAGTTCATCATAATCGGCTGCCACAATTGAGTAATGACCATCAATAATTCTAGCCTTCCAATACTTAGAGGTAATAAGGTCTTCTTTCTTTTCGTCATAAGCATCCTCAGAATTTAGGTAGAGCTTATGGTCATAATTGAAAGAGTTTCTTGTTATCGGATTTTCTTCAGAACCTCCATACAGTGTTCTCGCCGGTTCTTTATTTCCGTCAGAATCTATACCTATCAGATCTTTCAGGAGAAATCCTTCAAGTCCAAAAGCATAGATAGTATTTGCTTTATAAGATGCTGCTAATCTTTTTAAGCATTCATAATCCGACGATCTTTGCTGCCATATTTTCGTCTTACAAGACGAATCAGATTGGCAGCGGATATCTCGTCGGCCTGGATAAAGATGAGAAAAAGCCTCATCAGGATTCTGAAATACTGCCATGTTTTTGTTATATTTCCATTCTGGCGTTGGAGAACACTCGAAGCGGATTATAACATTGTCCGTGGCAGGACTTATACTTAAGATAAGAGCATTCTTTATTGTAAGGGATGTTCCATCTTTATTTTTTACAACTATCTTTTCGATAGTCTTACACTTAGTTATCAGGTCAGCCGCGGTCTGTGAGGTATCGCTATATAACTCAGCGACACCTGACGCGACACTTCCACCTATCGATTCTTGAAGGTGGAGTGATTTAAAACCATAACCTTTCGAAAAGAATGGTTCGATTTCTATAGTTAGGCCTGAGCTTGATACCCAACGATCATTAGTTGCTGCCATCTCCTATATGTTCTATTAATGAGTCGACATCCTCCTTTGAGAGAAGTCGAAGAATAGTTCCTATCCTGTAGTCTCCCAGTCCAATACCTGTCTGCAGAATCAAGATTCCCTGATAACTTGTGTCACCATAGAATGATTGAGCAATTAGGTCTGGACGAAACGGATTAGAAGTAATCTCGTATTCGACTCTCTTGTAGACCGGATTTTTCAATTCCTTGATAAGTCTAGAATTATAGACATCCGTGTCCTGCATATAGTTATCAAGGTTCTGATTGTCTTGTATTATTTTAGGTGTTTTCGTAAACATGTTTCCCAGATGATGCTTTCAAAATGTTGATAATCGATTCTCCGCGTGTATCATTTATCTGGATCGGATTATTCTCTGAACCCTCACTCTTCTCCCCGATCTTTTCTTTTCCCAGATAATCTGCTATTACCATTCCGGTAGGAGACCATTCATAGAGTGAATAGATATACCTAGTTTCTCCAGAATATGGATCTTCAATTTTAAGCTTCTTTATATCCCCCAGAAGATCCAAAGTATATGGGAGTTCAGTTCCATACAGATCTCTAAATACCCCTCCCGAAAATGTTATATTCGCCGGGTCGGCGTTGAATATTCGGGATGTATCTGTGTCTGGATTATATGGGACTCTTCCTTCCAAGTCTATCTCGAAAGGATAATCGGTGATATACTCGAAAGTAAGATTTTCTAATAAAAGTTTTCCCATAAAAACAGAGAGACGATAATTAGATTTCTCCGACCTCACAAGATACTCGTAATCCTTACATTCTTGATTCTGTGTAACATTTCGTGAAAAATATGTATCAAATGACACAGGATTCTTGAAGTACTTAAGATCTGAATACAGAGAAAAATAGATTTCTCCATTTTTCTGCTGTATATCAGAGAGACTTGTCACAAAATATGAAGCCATCCATCCATCCCTACAATAATCAAACTCATCTGTAGTTCCCCAGAAGAACCCCTTCATGAGAGTTCCGGTATCTGAGAAAGACAATTCAAGCTTATCGGTAGACAATCCATTTTGTCTGATAAAGCTTGTAGTTTTACCCTTGAGGTAATTCGATATGAATGCATCCATTTTTTGGTTCGTAAATTGCGTGTGCACCAGGATAATTCTTCTTAATGTAACTAACCACTTCCTCAGGCTTATTAACCTTAGAGGCACTGATATCGAAGACATTAAGCCTACTCCATCCTTCTTCATCTGTAATATGTCTTGAAACATTCTGTGGCCCTACCTCTTCCATGACTGCCATCATATTTACTTTATTTTCGTCATTACTTAAGGAAGGATCAAACGCTTCAACGACTTTACTTCCAGGTTTGCCATTATACAAGCTCTTCTGAGTTTCAATACCACCTTCTTTTCGAAGATTTGTAATCATAGCATTTACTTGATCCTCAGAGGTACGGCTGGTTGAAGTAATAACCATTTCTCCACCACCACACTTTTTAATGGCCTCCTGTGTTTTAGTTCTAGATTCTTCAGAAACCGGTAATCCTCTGACTCCGCTGTTTCCAGCGACTGCAGCGGTGGTATCATCCCTGGCGAGTTCCATCTGATATTGATGTAATTCATCCTGAATACCACCATCTCCATCAGCGTGTCCGATGATACCAGTATCTCCGTCTGCATCTACCCATTTTTCTGTTCCATCTTCCATCTTTACCTTCTTCTTGTATGCCAGCTTTCCATAGTATATCGAATTGACATTCGTTATACCAGCATTCTCACATAACTGCTGATATTCGAGATCTTCATTATAGAAAGATTCTCCCATACCAGAGAATTTAACAAATCGACGGAAAGCTTTGTCGGTAAAGCTGCAGACAGGTTGAAGAGTTATGGTAACATCGACATAGAGGGGATAAGATTTCCAATGAAGTTCAGTAGTTTGATCTGAATTTCCATTTTTATCCAAAATTCTATTACCCTCTTCGTCTCGATCCTGAATAGGGTTTTTACACATTACCCTTGAATAAGTGAAATTGACATTCTTGATAACCAGATTTTCGATTGTATAAGTATTTCCGAAAATCAGGCGGACAGTTCCTTTATTACAATAGTCAATATCACGGTTCATCATTTCAAATCCGGCAGGTGGAGTTTGCCAGCCAAGAAATTTTTCTTTTTCACAGAATTGAAGAAACTCGGTTGTCGTTTTACCGGCAACTTCAGTTCCATCGTTTATAAATTTCTTTGCCATGCTTAATACATCACCACCGCTAGTATCAAAATGAGTTTTCAATGCAGCACCAGGATCTTCAGTTCCAAAAACATCGATTACCTTGAAAGGAACATAATTACCCATAGTGTATGGAAGAATTTCTTCAATCTTCTCAGTACATGGAGTAAAGCGATATTTTTTAGTTCTGAAGTCCCAAGTGTAGTCAGAGAAAAGGGTAGTCTTGAAAGTTAAATTTCCGAGATTAACGTCTGATCCAGAATAATAGGATACTTTAGATCCTTGTATTCTAAGAGCATTATTAAGTTTTTCTCCAAGAAAGTTAGCTCCCTTTCCTAACCATCCAGCTGCTATATTAAGACCATTTGCAACAACCCCAGCAAAAGATTCTTCTCCAGCCTTAGCACTTGCCTTACTGAGAATTTCTCCTGCCTTTTTCATTAATGGGGCATATGGCCTGAGGCCGTTGATGGTAGATTCTATACTACCACCAATTCCGGCATCAGTCCAAGCGTTTATGGTATCTATCGAGAAGTCTTCATTCATGATCGCAGATATGAGAGGTCTTCTCGCATATTTTGCTGACCAATTTATAGCCTCCGAGTTTGTTCCGGTAGGAGCACTATCTGTGATTCTTGGAAGACATTTAGTATCTGAAGTACCTAAGTCTACAAATTTTGCAACTAGTCTTGAATAAATAGAGTTCCTATCTTTCCCCGATTTATAATAATTCCTAATCTTCTCGTCATCTGGAGCACCCCAATAAAGTTTATTGAAACTTCCATCAACAATTGGAACTGTATTGGGATGAATAGAGACGGTCAGACTAGGATTATTTAGTTGGGTATCATAATAAAAATCTGATACAAATGGATCATAATCTGATTTAGCCATTTTTCTGATCTTCTCCTTTTCTAATTTTGTTCTTCGGCTATCTGACCAACCAGATAAGCCTGGGTTACTAGAATTACTACTCATACTATTTTTATTATGCTATAGCAACCGGATTTGCCTCAGGTGCTGGTGCAACATTAGCATTGCCAGGACTAGTATTTTTTGGAAGATATGTAGAAAGAGTATTATTGATCTGAGCAAGATTAGCATTTATAGCCTGGAGTCCATCACCCATATAAGCAGTTTGACGCTCAGTCGAGTTCTGAACCTCGATGGTTGCATCCACACCTGCTTTAGTTGCAGCTTCATTTGTTTTAGTTGCTTCCTCTTTAGCCTTCTTGGATGCTTCATTGCTAGATTTAATTATCCTTGATAAGTCAGGATGAAGTCTTTTCTCTAATTCTTGGCCATACCATCCGGTACCAGATTTAATAAAGTCCTCTTTCTGTTTTCCTCGATAATTATAACTATTACTGCCATATTTCTCCCAGAATGATAGACTATCCTTATATTTCTCTCGTATATCTTCAAGGTGACCTCGTACTGCACTTGCCGATGCACCATAGTGTGTTCGACAATATGCTTCTAATAAAGGATCTGCTACCGGATCATCTGGATTATACAAAAGCTTCTCTCTGAGACGTTCATCTGAGATATTAAAATCAGACGTAGGTCCCCAAGGGTTTTGATTTCTTAATGCGAGGCTGTATTCACCATTCCTTAGATGTTTTAAGAATCTTTCTTTATCTTCTCGAGATTTGAATTGATCATATTTTTCAGAAAGATATCTAGCAAAATCTGTTGGATCAATAGGATATTTCGATCCATCAATTTTTGTTGGTTTTAGACCCTTCACTATGTCAAAATCCCCAGTTTCAGCAGCCCAAGCAAATTTTTTATAGATTTCTTCCTGAGTAAGAGGTTTACCCCTATTGGCATTTTCCTGTTTAATATCTTTTCCGGTATTAACCATACCTTCACCACGCTCATATACAGTTTGCATAATTCCCCTTAAAGAGGAAACAGAGTTAATAGTTGCATTAACCCTCTTAGCGTATCCATTCTTGCGTCCATCTCCGCAATACCCTGTATTTTCCAGTAATCTTAGGAAAGAACCTTTATTAAGATTTTCCTCATTAAGATACTGTCTCCTAGCATAATAATCAAATTCATTCTTTACAAAATCTTCAACAGAATCGAAAGTGGCAAAACCTTTATCACCCTTATGTGCTTTCTTGGTCATCCAAGTGGAATAAGTAATTCCACCAAAATTATTTCCCTTTACTGCAAGTGGAGAGGTTCCCCAAGCAGACTCATATGCCCAATGACCTAAGATAGCATTTACTATTTCATCATCTGCTTTAATCCCCCTCTTCTTTAATTCACTCTCGATGAGGGGACGAAATTTAGAAATAAAAGCTCTTTGTTCCTCAGATCCGGCGACTTTCATCATTGCATTTCCAGCGGCTTCAGAAACATCAGCATATGCATCTTCAAAGTTACTCTGAGCTTTTTCAAGGTATTCATATTTACCTTTAAACGCTCCCTCATTCCTTCTCCAATCTTTCCATTTTTGATTAGTCTGATCCTGAAATCTCTGATTTTGTTCACTATCAAGAACTCTAGTATGATAGTCTCCGGCTATAGTACTATTTATATTCCCTTTTATCCAGGAGGCTGTTTTACCCTGCCAGTATCCAGCTCTAGATGTTGAAATATTATATATAGCTTTTAAATATTCAGAGTTACCACCATTAGCAAGTATTTCTTCACCTTCCTTATTGGTGAGCCCCATCTTTTTCTTGAATTTAGACCATCCGGAACGTTTAAATATAATAATTGGACAGGCGATCGCTGCTTTAGTTTTATTTGCCTCTGCTTCTGATACTAATTCAAGTCCCTTTATATTTACTTTAGCACCTTTTGCTGTACCATCAATACAAGCATCATATAGACTGAGCAAACCAAAAAGATCTGCTACCTTACCATAACCTGATCTGCCGGCTACTTTACTAATTCCAGCAACTATATTGACGCATTTGTTATAGGCCTTTTTCAGGCTTTCTTTATTTGCGCCTCGTGGTTTAACCCAGAGGAATGATCCTGAAGCATCCCCTGATTTGATAAGATCATAGAGAAATTTTTTTGCTTTCTCATAACCGCCAGGAAGTAATCTAATTGCAGTATCAAGAAGCATCTTTACTTGCCCGTTCTCATTTATATAGTGTTCATAACTTGAGAATGTAGAGGCTATAGACCCTGGGTCAAAATCTCTATCACTATCATCACCGAGTAATTGATGCCCAATATTAGCCGAAGAACGAAGTACTGTATTATCATCATCTAATTTTAGATGACCACTAAAATCATAATTGTCCTCAGTTAATTTGTAATCTAAATTTTCTGTCTTTCTAATATCTCGTTTCTTTGCCGCCATCCGATTTTTTGTTGCAGAAATATCGGATAAAGCGGAAGTTCCGATAAGCGCAGCACGGCCAACTTCTCCCAGGAACGCCATTCCATCTGATAAAGCGGTTTTAAGTCCGAGTAAGTCTGAATTTAACCAATTATCAGATTTTTCATTTGCATTCTTTTTCTTGAAATCATTAACAACTTTCTGAATAGCCTTTCCACGATCCTCGAATAAGATCTGAAGTCCATCCTTCAGTTTCTCGGCAATATCAGAAATAAGACCTTTCAGGACACCAACAAGAGTTTCATTTTCTCCATCTTTTGCTCCAAGAAATTCTTTGATGCGTGTCATAAAGGATTTTCCTTTCTTTGTACCGCCCTTTCCATTGTTGGCAGCTGGTAAACCAAAGAATTCTCGAACTCCTGCTTCGAATGAGTCAATTTTCTTGAGGAGAGGGGTCCAATACTTGGCAAGCATCATTCCAGCGAAGCTCATCAAGACAAAACTAAACTCACTACCCATGGCCTTAGAAATTTTTCTAGGGTCCATTTTTTCTGCAAATGTTTTTGAAGCACTTTCAATGCGCCCCATCATCTTTGAGGCAGCTTTATTGAGGGACCATTCCCTTTTTCTAAATTCCTTTTCCTGAATTTCCGCTTCAGTATTTTGTCTAGCAAAAACTCCGTCAAGCCAGGTCTTCAATTTAGCCTGAGTAGCTTGACCTCCCTGATTTTGTTGAGATCCTTGAACTATTTGTGGCTGAGTAATGTGAATTTCATTCTTCGTATTAGACACATTCTCAGTTTTATAGTTTGTAGTTGATCCACTTGCAGTCGATGTGTAGGACTGTGAGAGTCGTTTATAATCAGCTCCAGGTTTAATTCCATACTTCTGCATTAACTGCTGTGTAGAGTTGTTCATTCCTTGAACTTGAGCCTCTACACCGGCATCCATTGCCATCATACCAGCAGCTTGTTGGAGGATCTGATTTTGACCCATCCTATTTTGTGCCATCTGCTGTTGCATGGCAAGGTTATTTCGCTGTTCACCAGCGATTCCTGCGATTTCATTTTGAGCTTGAGTGATTATTCCTAACTCCTGCCCATCCTTAATCTCGGAACCCATGATATTTCCAATTCGCTTTTCACGATTTGGATCTGAAAATATTGATGATGACATATTAGAATATTTTTGAGTTGGTTCCTATGAGAGTTTTAGCGCTCTCATAGGATATTACTTTGATCATCAGACTCTTGGAGTCCATCAATTTTAGCTTTATTAGTTCCACCAACAGTTTTTCCTCCTGTCGCTTCACCAAAATTAATTTCTGGGAAATCAGGATCGATTCCTCCAGAATTCTCTAAGAAATCTGAATATATATCTTTCAATTTAAAGAGGGATTTCAAGGTATACCCCTCGATGTTATCACATTTCACGAACTTGTTTAAATAGAACTTTAGATCCATCAATTGGGCAATTGATAGAGATTTCTCGAAAAAAGTCGGAGATAAGTGAGTCTACGCTTATCGCCATTTCCCTCCTTTCTTCTACCGGTTTTCCCGCATTACAATCTGGACAATAAAGTTTTATTGGTTTCAGCTGATTATAATAAAGTTCCTGAAGCATCAAGATAAGAGTAATATCTTCATGTTTAGCTCCGAGGACATCAGATTCAATCTGATTTCCCTGAAGATCAAAATCTTTGATCAAGGCAATTGTCTTGATAATTCCAAGATCCGTTACCCTTCGATAGACAAGATACTTCTGGAAAACTTTCATGAAATCGGTATATCGTGGGACGATAGTTTCATACATATGTCCCCCAAGTTCGATTGTTGCACCTTCCATAACATGTCGATCGATCTGTTCAAACTTAAGATCGGTATCAAGCGATATGGTTTTGCTTACCTTCTTTCCACACTCCGGACATACCGAGTGAATGGTATATGTCAGGTCGGAAGAGACAGTAATTAATTTTTTATAGAAAAGAAGGAAATCGATATCCATGATATAGCAATTCTTAATATTAGGATCCCCCGCAATTAACATATTTATATCATACATATACTTTGCAAGATTATCATCTTCCGGAATTCCCTCTAAGTATTTTATAATTTCTTGAAAAGTCATTGGGGATACGTTTACGCTAGGAAAATCGTATCCATAGCCTCCGCTAGGGAGTGATGTTACTGGAATATTCATAATTTTAAAAATAAAATCCTGAAGGGCAGAACTGAGTCTACCCTCCAGGACGATAGTTTTTTACTTAAGATTATCAAATGTTCTGCTGTAGTGCTCGAAGTCAAGAGCTAAAGTAACATTAGAACGATCTGATGCATTATCTTGAGTACCATTTTCATCTATAGATCCATCACGAATGATGCAATTATAGAAGTAAAGGGTTCTAACAGTAAGACGTCCTGAGTTGGTAATAACTAGCTTACAATCACAGACGAGATCTGATTTTCGGAATGAATAACGTGAATCACGATCACAAATCTTCTGCTTCCAGTCATCGATAAAGTAAGTGATAGCCTGATCTTCACGATCCGTGAAGGAAAGATTTATTGATCCTGAAGTATTCTGTCCTGTTCTCTGGAAGATCACATAATTTCCACGCATTCTTTTCTCGAAACCTGTAACACTGGTATCAATACCGAGATTCACTTGATCTAACCTAGTCTTGAAGATATTATCCCCTGGGTAATATACAATCTTAGGAGGATTAATCATAGTGAATTCCCACATATCACCGCGAAGGAACTCCTTGTTATCATCCTTGTAATTCTCATAGTACATAAAGCCCATATTTCCCTGAGCCTGTTGTACCAAATCCTTAACTGATGCCATATATATTTATTCTTATTTATTGTAATTTAGTGTGATATCTAGAGTTATATCTTTCTCTGTCATCTCAAGTGGGTAGACATGAACCTGAATGTTCAAGTTTTGCCCGACCTGAGAGAAATAGACTAAGTCAATATTCCTGACAAGGCCACTCCAATCGGTAATCATCTTCCTGAGAATCGAAGAAACCATAAGTCTGGCGTCTGACATATTCCTTTGCCCCAAGATAGACCATTTCTCATTTTGGAAAGTCCTACTTAACTTACTCATCACAAATCTGGCTAGCCACGTTGTATAACATGGACCATAAGAGTTTTCAGAGTAGAGAGTCCTATAGAAATATTCCTGGCCATTAAAGACAAGGAAATTTGATTTAGCCGATTTCCATTTCTTATCATCACCTTTCCCATACCATGCAGATAATGGTGGTGAATAGACAAGCCCTTCTGATTCTGAAAAAGAATAATCCTGAGTGATAAATGCCTTCAAGAATATATAATAGCCTGGTCTCTTATTTCCAAGATATTCCATGTCCCCATAGAAATAGAGAAGAAAATTGGAAACATCGAAAATATAGTTCTTCATGAAATTGGACTCTGTATTTTCAATTAAGACCTGGCATTTCTTGGACTTTGCATACTCCAGGAATATATCCCTATAGACTGTAGTCAATTCGGATTTTCCAAATTTTTCTGGATCAGGAACCAAGAGAAAATCTTCCGCCGTATCTATCTCCCCAAGCAATCCGAGAGCCTCTCGGTAACCCTGAGGGGAGTATGTTTCGGCGGTAGCTCCTTTTAATTCCCATTCACCAATTGGCCATTCAGTAAAATAGGTTGAGCCCTCACCGTCTGGACTGATCTGTACTAGCTTACTAGATTTTCCAATAATATCTGGGAGGTAGGAAACAGTTCTATCTATTCCCGGATATCGAGTTATTCCGCCTTCAAATACCTCAGTATAACCAAAGCGTGTTACCGATACTCTATATTCGTCATCCCTCTGACCTTCTTCAATTGATATCTTAATATTGGAATCCGACCTTCCGATAGTCTTAGATACAAAGAGAAGTCCTGGTCTTTCCAATATGAGGCTACAGATAACGGAGTTATTGAAATCTTCGTTCGGGACGAACGAGAATCCATAGATAGAGTAAAAATATCGAACCTTAAGTGCATATGGATAATACCAAGTTCCCTCTTGAACCTCTGTATATCCAGCATTTCTAAGAGTCTGCTTGATAGTTTCCTTGGCTTCCTCCAGTTCAGTCTTTCCCCTAGGGACACTTAACTCTGTATCTCTTGAGAATCCAAGAATATCAGAGGTCAATGTCCTGGATCCAAAGAAAATATAATTAAATTCTTCAGCTCCGGTAGCACTATTTATAGTGGTAAAGACAAAATAATCTCCATCTTTAATATGTGTAACCCGGTCCATTCCAAGGTCGAAGGAGAAGGACTTTTTCTGATTATTAATCTCCTCCAAAAGCTCTTCTGTCAATTCGCTCTTGCATTCCCCCTGAAACCCCGATTCTCCAGAATATTTTGGATAACAGAAGAGTTTGCTTCCAGGAAATATCTTTAAGGTATCTCTGTTTACTACACTCCAGTTATTTTCTACCAATTTCTGATTTTGGGGAAGAATTGAAATTTCAGTATACCCGGCTTCAGGAACATATACATATTCTGTGTCGGTAGTCTTCCATATGAAGCTTTCCATCCCCGACGTTAGGGTTCCTCCATAAACATCTTGAAAGAATGGATAGTTCCTCCCATTCCATCGGCAGGAATAGAACTTAGAGCAATCAATATAGAAAATTCCTTGAATATCAGGACATTCACTTTGGGAACTGATATATTTGATTTCAATCGGTTCGAGTTTAGTCCATTCCGAGTTTTCCCAAATCCAGTAATCAGAATTCCTGACAATACAAAATTCTTCAGTGCCGGTCGGGATTGAGTCGAAAGAATCGATAGGAATAGTTGGAAAGTCGGAGTAATCGATATAGAGTTCTCCAAGGGTATTCTTAGAATCAGACATTGGCTTTGTCAAGAGAAGAGCCACATCATTATCTAAGAGTTCCTCAAAGTAATTTCTCTGAGAGAAAGACCTTCCAAAATATATATCGAGGTCTGTCTGATCGAAAATCAGTCTTGGCGATACAGGGCCGCAATCAGAATCAACCACACTTGAGATCACCAACTTTGGGGACCACGTCCTTCCGGTGTAATTTATATTGGATGATCCATGAACTATGTATGCCATTTTATTTTAAAGTTTAGTTTTGAGAATTCCCGATGCTTTCGATATACCTCTTCCAATAATAGATCCATAATTGATCTTACCTCCTTCTTTCTTCTGAGGGGAGACATAGAGGCTCTTATCTCTGAATTCGAAAGCAGGTGGTCTAGCACCATTATCAGTAGGATGACTTAGTTCACCAACTATCGAGAAGGAAAGACTTAATTCTGTACCAGCCGCATCAGATTCACCTTGCCATGAGTCAGCAAAATCTTTCAAGACACACAGGAGATCAAGTTTCCTGACAGTGCAGTATTGTGGGTTCATCGAATAGATGATACATCTGAAAGTCAGATTCTTATAATTTCCTGGAGTCTGATAATCTCTATTGACGGCAGTCATCATTTGACGATATTCCGTATTGCTGGCCTTAAGAAAGTCGGTAGTAGAGAGGCGATAGAATTCTTGAGTATGAATATTGGAATGATAAGCACTGACATCACTTACAAGCTGGAAATATCTTTTCCAAGTTTTATAAGTGTCGTCGATAATAGTCATTCGAAGTTCATTAACAAATTCGATAGCCACCGGAAAATCAATTTGTCCATTGAAGAGATTCAAGTTTCGAGAACTTAATTTCTTAGTGGTAACCTCGAAACCAGAGAATGGGATCCAGTTATTCCAGTGAGTGCGATAACCGAAAAGTTCTAGATTAGAATAATTCATTTCAGCTACACTTGGAAGCCATGATCTATATCCATTTGTGCAAGATAGATATGGAAAGATCTGAATTTCCCAGACATGATTTGAGTCGAGGGTTAAGATATCACCACCAGTCGGACTGTTAGTTTCAGACTGCCAGTTAGTGATCTTGGTGGATGTAGTGATATATGGGGAATTTAGGAGCCTCTCTTTAAACTGTTCATATGTTCCCTCAGTTCTTTGAAGAACACCATATGACAGACCATTCATGGTTTCATCAAGGCCAGAGTATCCAAGATGTACGGTACTTGCAATATAGTCATCATAGAAATTGACATCTCCACGATTAGATTTCCATACCGTCGTATCGAATTCAAACTCTGCATCATCACCATATAACTCCCCCTCTTCCTTAGTCAATCTTATCGGATCGACCTTAGATTTCTTCATGATCTTAGGCTGAGAGCCATCGGCGTTTGGTCTATTGACTGGACCGTCTGAGTTGGTTTTTAAGAGAGCGCCTACTCCCGCCGTGACGGCGGATGTTATGCTCTTGGATCCACTCAGGAGACCGCCGAGAATAGAGGTAGTGGTTTCATTTCCAGGAAGTCGACCCGGCGAAGATTTAAGTGATTCCTCTGCATAAGTTCTGGTCATTACTGCCAATCTGAGAGCTTCATCGAGAAGTGCTTGTTTTGTTGCACCTTCCGCATTAAGTGTACCGATGGTTTGTTCTACTGCATATCTGATATAATCGGATACATTAGAATTGAGGTTTATTTCCCCCATCTGATACTTTGGAATCTTTGCAACCTCCTGACCTTTCATTCCTCTTTCGACATCCTCCTGTTTATTCCTGGTTCCCCTGAGTACTGCTTTTCCAGATCTCAGCTTGGAACCATCGGTAAACTGAGAATATTTGTCAGTCGAAAAATTATCAGCCCGATCCATCTCTGGATATACTGGGATAGATTCTTTTCCCTCTTCTTCTCGTGACTTCTCAGGAACCCCCTGAAGGACTCCATCCTTCAGTTTGATACCTGGGAAATCTGAGTCGGGCGTTCTCTCTGAAAAAGCCTCTACGCCACCAAAAGATTGCTCTAGGCTTTCAAGCAGTCTTTGAATATTTTCCTTCGGAATATGAGATCTCATTGAACTGGATCTTCCGAGAATAGAGGTTAAAAGTGCAGCAGCCTTCTTTCCCCACTCTCCAGCTCTCTCATATTCCTCAATGGTCATTTGATATTCTTTAGCCTGTTCTATCGAATCAAGGCCAAGATATTTTTGAATTTCTTGATAATACCCTCTTTCGTCTGTCCCAACCTTAATTTTGTCTGCCCTCAAGCTGTTTAGATTCTTTGGCTGACCAATTATAGGTATTCTTTCTCCACTCAGGCCAACTTCTTTTTCGAAAGCCTTCAATTGAGAGATATATTCGGAAAGAGTCTCTCGATCTTCCTGTCCCTCTACCTGAATCTTAGTCTTATCAAGACTGTCAATCTCAGAATTTTCCTTGAGGTCTTTAATTTCCTTGGACAATTCTGGATCCCCGGTAGAGTTCTTAAGATTTACCTGAGTATCATCGAGTTCCTTGAGCTCCTTTCCCTTCCCTAATTCTTCTTTTCTAAGGTCTAGCGAATAAAGTTCTTCAGCTTTCTTTCCGACCACCCTGGTGGTACTAAGTCGGTCAACCTCATTCAGTTGTCCTGGAACCTTAGAACGGTCTCGTGATAAACTTAGATCAAGATCAGAGACATTCAAGGTTCTCTTCTCCTTTATCAGTTCCTTCAGACTTTCGACAGTCAGGGTAGGCTTAGCCTCACTCAGTTTTTCTTGAATGCTATAATCCTGAATCTCAGGTCTCCTCTGATCAAGGGACTCTAGGTCTCCTTGCTTTCTGAGCTCTGGTCTCTCCTGTCTAAGAGATTCAGGACCCCCATGATCTAAAAGTTCAGGTCTCTCCTGATCAAGCTTAAGATTGGATCTCCCCTTATCTTCTATCCTGGAGATCTTTGTTTCAAGTTTCTCCGGATTTTTCGGATCGATGGATATCTTAGTCTGATTAAGCCCTACCTTCTTGGGACCTTCAAGACCAAAAAGGGTATCATCAAGTTGGGATGGACTTTTTGTAGTCGATGGAAGTATAGGTTCCATCGAATCAGATACCTGCATCTTAGAATCTCTTTCCTGTATCCCCTTTTTGAGATACTTGGAAAGAGATTTTATTTCGCTAGGATCTGTATAGTTAAATCCTGATTCATTGTTATTCTCAATCATAGTTACATATCTTTCGTTTCAATAATGCTAGACAACGTATAAACCCATAACGCTTTAGCCGATTCTGAGAAACTAGCTTTCTGGGATACCTTAAAGCGATATGTTAAACCTTCCCTAGTATACTGAAGTTCATCCCCCAGATTTAATTCGTCCGATTCACTAAAAGCCTCAACAGTATCTCGGTTTCTGTGCCAAACGTCTCGGAGATCATTAAGATTCACTATTAATTGAGTTTCAAAATGTGTATACTCTGTTTCATCTGTCGAATCTGAAGAATATGACCCACCAAAGACATTTTTCCACTTGCTTTCTTCAAGTGGTCTTGAAACATAAAACGTTGTCCCTAAAACTTTTTTAGGTAACTTAATTCCACCCTTGATACCGAGAGAATAAAACTTTAAAGCTTTATCTAGATATCTGGATGACATATTCTCAGTTCCTTCTGACATATGATTTATGAATAGAGGTATTGATTATCTTCATCATCACAAAGCAATACTACATATCCTTCGCGATTGATGATAAACTCAATAAGATCGACAAATGTCTTTACTTGGAAATCTTTTCCAATACAGAGAGTTATCATATCTCGATCCTCGATTGATCCTACATGAACTCCGGTAAGATTTCTGTAAACCCATGACTCTATTGCATATCGAGAGTCCATACGAGACATAGGGAGATATACCCTAACATCCTTTGGATCAATATTTACTGTAACCTCACGTCTGGATATCTCAGTAGAGACTTCATAGTCAACTATGTGTGATTCCTTCAGTGATTTTTCTATATTCTGTAACATCTTAGTTGTTCTTGATTGTTTCATTGGACCAATATAATGGCCTCCGGATTTGGGAGTATGACCCGTTCCTCCAAGTCTGAATGTAATCATCGTGTTTCAATGCTTGGTTTGATTTTTGCAATCTTTATTACCTTAGTTAGAAAAACTTTAAGATCTGCCTTTGACTTAGGAATAAATGTATACAAGGTTATACCCTTCCCTGATTCATGGAGTCTATAGTTTTCTATATCCCCTTTATAGAGTTGAGATTCAAAGAGACGCTGCTCTTTGGTGTCGGACTTGAAACAAATGTAAACTTCTCCCCTGAACATAAACATGGTGAAGAGGGAGTAAGGGTCATCGACCTCATAATCAATACCCTCGACGAATCCACACTCCTTTATGGCCTGTAAGAAATATTCTGATCCAAGATTCTTAAGAGGATGTACTTTAAGCTTTGGATCTCTCTCATTCAATTTTGAAAGCCCTGGGAAAATAATATCGCGAAGGAAGAATGATGGAAGTTTTATTGATCTCTGCGCAAATTTTACTACCCCAGGAACAACTGTCGAAGTAAGGAACTCGATAGTTTCGAGAGCGCTCATGTTCTTGAAACGAGTCAAGGCACCCCCAATAGATAAATTCTCTGAGAAAGTTTTTCCGGCTTCCAACTCTTCGCCATAAAGTTTATTCTCAACGATAGCCTTAGAGTTCAGGAGATTAATCTTTGTTCCAAGAACCTTCGTGAGCTCAATCAGGAAGTCACAAATAACCTGATAATTTGTGAAAGTGAGTTCTACCGAATAGCTAGTGTCAGACATTCCTCTTGATGTACCTATTATGGAAGAAGTATAATTCATTCCATAATACTTTTTGCAATAGTAATCAAGGGTTTTATCAATCTTGTCAAGTTCATCCTGGGTAGGCTTCAATATATACATCGTTACCTTTCCATTCTGAATTGCAATATTAATTTTATAGTCAGTCACCTTTCGGTCATTAATCAGGAAGGCTTCTTCCATTTTATTTCTATTCTCTAACGTATCTCCTACCATAAGACCACTGACACGACACATGCCATATCTGAGTCTTAAGTTTCGATCTACCTCGGAGAATTTGACATCACTCATTGGATTATGCAAAGAATTCATGATAATCTTTGAGAGAAGACCGGCCGCGATACCAGCTTTTCCTCCAACTTCGACTCCAGATATTCTTGGAGAATCTTGAGTTCTAGGGTCTGTTTTTGGAAGAACCCCTGTCGACTCAAGGAGATCTCGGCCTTTATCTACGCCATATCCAATCGCCGTTCCGGCGAGAAAACCTCCGCCGACTGTTTTCATATATCCAGGAACTCCATTCTCTAGATCTTTTGGTCCTGTATAATGTCCTTCCTGAATTGAGTAATCTTTTTGTTTAAATTTAATCATAGTATCACCACTATATCCTTTTTGTACAATCGATCTGAGGTTCCCAATAGATGAGAGCGGTTGATCAGAATTCGAAGTATGGAGAATTTTATTGAGAGTACCAGAATTTCTTACTTTTCTGTCTGCCAATCTAGTTAAGGCATCATACTTTGGAATAAACTTTTTGACACCCCTCTCGATTGCACTTCCGGCAATTGCTCCAACTGGCACTGGATTTGCTGCATAAGCTGCTGCAACCGGAGGGGGACATGTAGCTCCAACTATAAAAGTACTAGCCGTCCCGGCGGTTGCAGTTATCGGATTCTTAACTAACGAAGCAATTCCTCCTTTAACTACCTGCCCTGGAGATTCTTTTAAATTATGATGGACTGCCCTAATCTGATTCTTAAGGTGTCTAAAATTATCTCTAAGATCCATTTTATACTAATAATTCTCCTCTCCAACCAGACTGCAAATAGAATTGGTCAAGCTCAGATTTCAATTGCTGATATTCATAATCGACTGCACCAAAAATATCAACTGACATTCCAGGGAGATTCATGTTAGACTTAAGTGAACGAATATAAGATAGGAGATCAACAACACATTGATCCAAAAATTTCTGTCCCAAGATACCTTCCTGTATGTTCATCCAGTAAACGGCACTAGTCGGGGAATCCTTAAATGTTTTGTCAGGATTATATTCTATCCAAAGAGGTCGTGAACAAATTCCTCTCATATAAAAGAAATCCTGATTAAAGATATCTCCAAGATAGATATCTGGTCTCTGATATGAAATAGGGGCTGTCTGATAATAGGCAGTCGGATAGTCTGGGAAACTGGCCATAGTTCTCAGATTCGGTGTAGAATTTGGAACTAGGATTATCTGATCTTCATCAATGATACCCTCCGTGTAGAGTTTAAAATTAGATTCTATCGTCAGCCAACCTTGTCGTGGAGACTTTTTAAGTTGTTCCATGGCAATCTTTGATTCATAGACTAACGGATAGTATTGCTCAAAATTTCTGAGAGATTTCTTAAAGAGACCCCCGAGAATTTGATCCCCACTGAGAGTATCATTTAAATCTAGGATTTCAGATAAGTTGTCGATAGGAATTAATGCAGACCTTAAGAAAACTTCTGATTTTAGGTCCTTTATTAATGTTTTATCCATAACATATATATTTATTGGTATTGGGAGGGTCAATTCAAGACCCTCTCAATAAAGTTTATTCAAAGTCAAGGCCAATCGGATAAGCAATATTAGCTACCTCAACATACTTGACAGAATTTGGATATCTTACCTCAACTTTAACTCTCAATCGATTTGCTCTAATATCCTCTTCGCTGTTGTTGGAACTATTACAAGTTACCTTAAAGCCAAGGATAGTAGATCCATAAGTCATGACAGTATTTCTAAACCAGTAGTCGATAACATATTCAACATCCTTTCGAGTATTCTCAGTGTTCTGACGACCCTTGAATTGATTAAGTAAGAGTGGGAGTGCCTTGGAAATACGAATTTCCATTCTAGCATTACACTCTTCCTTCATTACATTATCTTCTTCCTGTGCAGTAACATTATCGTTAATGTAGAAACGATCAAGATAGAGATCGTGGAATACAGTATTGATCTTCTTGGTAAGCAGTAACTGACGCTCGGATTTAGAGAAATTCTTAGCGAGATTTTCTGGATAAACGATACCACCTTCCTGACCAAATGCAGCCTTAAACTCCTGGTTATTAGCCTTGTTTCGACATACAGTTTCCCAGTAGAGAACTGATGGAGAAACAGAGAATGGGAAACCTGAAGTACCGCTGTCGTAATCCCAAGGAGCCAAGAAGTAACTCTTATGACTATTAATCTTAAGCTTCTTCTTGTAGTTGGCAATAGCCATGTAGTTGGTAGAATTGATAAGGCTAGGTGGATAGAAGTAGTTAGAATTCTTAGAGAGATTTCCAAGATAATTCTGAACCTCAGGAATTGTACCACCACAGTCACATATTCCTTCTACTACATATCTTTCGTCTTCTTCAATTCGATCCCAAGCCTTCTTAATGTCAGAGTTAGATACTTCCAAGAGGAATGATGAATCAGAGATCTTAACGTTAGTATTGATTTCAGTCTCACCATTCTTTGTATAGTAATAAACCTCTGTCACGTAGTCACCGACGGTTCTGTCGGAGATGCCAGTGAATCTATCCTTCACTTCCTGGTCAGAGAAGAGATAATTCTCATATACTACAGAATCAGACTCTTCATCAGTCATAACATGAAGTGAGAGCTTGATATATCCTGATTCAGGAAGACTCTCTGCCCTGATTACTCCATAATTATTCACCTCTATCGAATCTGGGGGAAGAACATAATCATCTCCAATCTGTGCTCCTTCGGAGTCATAGCAAGATACCTTTATCACGGAATCTCCAGGGTTTTCGAGAGCTGAAGATATAGGAACCGGAGTATCATCGATATCAGAGTTATCTTGAGTCTTGAGTGCCTCAACATTATAAACTATTCCCCCATCATGAGAGTAAATTGAGCCTTCTACTTCAGTAGTTCCACCTGCCTTAACTACAAGACGATAACCGTCAGAAGAAGATGTTGGAGTTAAGAGAGCAAAAGATTCAATCTTACCAGCAGATCCGAGAATATAGAATTTCTTATCAAGATTGATGGATGACTCATCATCAGTGATAAGTTTCTTAAGATCGTTGAGGTCAGACTTAATGAAATTGACATCATCTGCTAATGCATGACCATTAATATAACAGTCACCATTATCATTAATGGCTTCCTTCACCTCAACGATACTTACATCCTCTCCAGTTTCTGACCAAGACCAGTGACCATTCTCTGAAGTAACGACATTTCCCTTTCCTGGATTTTTAGCCTCCAAGTGGGACTTAACATCATTATTGATCTCTGAGTCTTTCAGGAACTTACCATTATCCTTAGGATATCCATAGTAATTGAGACCAAGATCCTTAAGATCATCTGGTAAGTTAAGCTGGAACATTCCGATAGACTCATTGAGAGTAGCAATATCGATATCTCCACGTCCAGAAATATTTCCTACATTATAGATCAACCAATCTTCTGAAATAGATGGATCGTAGATTGCAAACTCATAGAAATCATAATTCAATGCAGTCTCTGCACCACTCCCTGACATGTCATAGCCGTAAGAGCTAGTGTAGGTGTCGAGAACAGAAGTCAAAACAATCCAAGGGGATTCACCCTTCTTAACCTGACTCTCTGTCAAATTCTTTGTGCGAACTGCATTGTGGTTGAATCGACGAATTCTAACCTTAAGATCTGTATTAGAGTTATAGGTATTTGTAGCATACCACTCTGGAGTTTCATACCCACCGAAACCACCTGCATTAAGATCGATTGTATAGTTTGAAACAGGTCGTACAAGAGGACTAGCGCTATCAGTGATATCATTTTCAATGACAAGACCGATTACACCAGAATTCTTTCCAGACTGTGCGATCTTAGTTCTGTCATCTTCAGTATCAATAGGCTTAGCTGCCAAATAGACTTCCTCGAAGACTACCATATCGGCTTCCTCAAACTCAGCCTCTGATTCAAGTTTTCTCCACTCCTGGACAGTGAATCCATTGACCTCATCATAGATAGCCTTATAGAAACTATACTTTGGACTGAAGAATTTGTTGGTCTCATTCAGCTTCTCAACAAGCTCCTTGAGATTATAGATATCATAATCGTACTGAGCACCTTCATCAGTTACACGATTACCAAGAGTACCTACCTCAGAAACTGCCAAGAGCCAGCCATCACCATCGGCAAGTGATGTATGGTCAATGAGAATTCTGAATGGAGGACACTTCTTAAGAATATCTGTATCGCGAATAACATATTCGCTATCATCATTTTTTCTGAGTGACTTTGTATAGAGGATATCTGTGCTCTTTGTAGCTCGGCTTACAAGAAGCTTGGCAGAGCCAGAGAGACGATATGCATTAAGCCACAAAGTACTAGCTACACTTGATTCTGGGTCTTCAGAGTAAAGATGATTTAACTCCTTCATGTAGTCTTCAGAAAGATTCTTAGTTGCAAATTTATCAAGAAAATCTTTCTGGCTACTAACCAAGGTAGGGGTAGCAGAACCTGAGTCAGCAATAATAACTGCTCCAATTACCAGATCCTCTCCCGCAGTAGGATTTAGTGTAGTAGTTTTAACGCTCTCGGTAACATTAACATATGGTTCGAGAGTTTCTTTCCACTGTGCCATATATATTTATAAAATAACTTTTAGATTATCCAATTTCAATTAGATATACTGGGATTCCAACTTTCATGAAAAGAACAGCCAAGTAGTAACAAAGGTCGAGATCATTCTTTCCTTTGCTTACAGTTGTAACAGTCAAATCATTAAATCGGTTCTTTGTCCCCTCTGTAGTAGAAACTATAGATTTAGGAAGAACCGACATAATTTTATTTCTGACGGCCTCAACCTGTTCATCATTGACAGAATTAATGACGATCTTAAGATCCTCGGATACCTTGGAAATAACAAGAGTTACTCTTGTCTTCAAGGCTGTTGCTGTCTTTGGTGATAAAGTAAAATCGGCGTTCTCCTTAAAGCCTGCATCTTTCAGTTTTCTGACAAGCTTCCCCATCAGTCCATCACTCCCTGCCTGACTCTGAGAATGCTTAATGTCAAGATTTCCGGCGAGTCCAAAGAGGGCTCCGATGGCACCGCCAACGAGGGTAGAGCCAAGAACCATCTTAAAATTAGACATCGCCGAATTACGTTTATCTTTCCATCCAGGCTGTTGATTATTATTCTTAGAATAATCTAGGAATTGCTTGAATCCTGTAGCAACAGAAGATCCAGCAAGACCTATTCCAGCACCTCTCAGAGCATTAACAATGACATTATCTATATATGGAGAAGCATAATTTTTCTGTCGAAAGTTAATCATATCTTTTCTATTAATAGGTATAAGGACCATCACCTCTGCCCTTTGTGTGATCTATCCAGTCACGTCTTTCACGTCTCTTCGCATAACGCTGAGCTGTTTCAAGACGATCGTTATAGAAATCATTTTCCTTAAGGGTATTTCGATTTCTCAGGAATCCGATAGCACCACCAGCGAGGGCACCTAACTTAGCGCCACCCTTTAAACTTCCGCCGAGATTAAAAGGCTTCCCATGCTTAGCTACATCGTAAAGATTCTTTGCTACTCCACTGATAGCACCAACTGCAGTGCCTGTGGCAGTATCCATAAGAATCTTTTTGTAAGCCTCCTTGTTAGACTTCTTTTTCTCCGCCAGAATATCAGAGTCCTTTATTCTCTTGAGAGCATCTGTCTCGTCGTATTGGGAATATAGTTTTTCTCTAAACTTAATCATTATTAATTTTCCTCCTCATCCTCATCATCTTCAGTTCTCATCGGAACTGGAGTATTCTGAGATTTTTGATAAGCGAATGCATTATTGTCAAGATGATTGAGTGCCTTGTAGGTGGCATTTGCACCAGCTCCGGCCAGTTTATTAGCAATCCAGATACCGGCAGGGACAGATGCCCATCCGAGAAGCTTAGTATGCTTTCCAACCCAGTTCCCAACCTTTTTTGTAGTATCAGACATCTCAGGGGAATTCATCTCCTCCGATAATCCCTCCATTGTGCTTCTTCCACCGAATCCACGACCATAAGCGTCAGTAATATATCCGCTCTTAATAGATTCTTTGATATTGTGTGCTGAGTTCTTAATACCACCGACTAGACCTTTTATACCTTGTCCTGCACTAACACCGGTATTGGCGAGAGTCCCTCTGAATTTAGGTGATAATGCAGCGGCAGCTCCAAGTGCACCCACAGTTGCAGCGGCTCCAACGGCTATTTTCTTGCCGAGACTCCACTTTTTTTTCTTCTTAGGTCTTTCAGGATCCTCCTGATAATCAGAATAAGTCACTTCCTCCTCATCATTAGAACCGAGAAGTTGAGCCCTCTGCTGCATCTTCTCTCGAAGTTGCTTTTCAGCTCTCCTTCTAGCGACTGCACCCATACCATAGGTGAAAAGAGGAGTTGCACTCATTGCCCAGCCGAGTGGACCCATTCCCTTGAGGTACTGCTTTCCAAGACGTCCATACATTTTCGCAGCATCCCAAGCTGGTCTTAGATTCACTACACCAGCCTTATGAAGAGCAGTAGCTCCAGCCAAGCCAGCACCAGCTGCGCCTGCCGCAAGAAGTAATTTCTTCTTGGTACTCATCCTTTTCTTTGGCTGTACCAAGTTTCCATTAGCATCATAGTGAGGAACATCCTCTGGATTAACAAATTTTTCTCCATTAAGAGAGGCTACACCCTGTACAGCCTTGTCAGCTCCGTATGCAACGGCTGTAGCCATTCCTCCCATGAATGCTGGGATTATGAACTTATGCTTATTCTTGAGTAAAAGTTTTCCAGTATCCTTTGCAAAATCTGTTACTGCTGAGAACATTCCCTGTGTTGGTGGAGGGGTAGCCGGAGGAACTCCAATACTGGCTGCAGAAGCCTGTGCCATTCCGGCCGCAGCGGCCGGATTTTTTCTGGCAGCCTCCTTTATAGCACCGGTCTGTTGAGCAAGAAGCTGAGTCTGACGTCTCATTTGACGGTTCTGTTCTTCAACAGCCTGTTGTTGAATCTCATTCGCCTGGTGGGTCTGAACAGCTCCGACAGCCATTTGTGCACCTTGTGCTAATATAGGCAATGCAGCTTGCCAGAAAAATTGTTTTTCTTTAAATACTATCATACACCACTAGGATTTTATTATATTTAGCCGGCAGCCGCAGCATCTTGAATGTTTTCACCAATCATCTTGGTTCCTTCTTTACCACCCTTATAACCTCCGATGGCACCAAGAATGCCACCAATGGCGGTTCCAATTCCAGGTAATGCCATAGTACCGAGGCTAGCTCCAAGACTTGCTCCAGTGCCCATGGCTGCTAATCCACCGACTGGGGCCATAGTTTTTATGGCTGTACCTGTTCCATGAACTGCACCCTGGGCTGTTCCAGATACAACATTACCGGCCATATTGAGGAGAGTAAAAAGGCGTCTCTTCAAAATTAATTTAGACATATCTTTCTATAATTTAATCTGTTTCATTTCTTCCCTAGCTTTTCTTAATTCCTTTGTCAGATCTAGAGACCCCAGACCTTCCCTTAGTGTTTTAAGAGAACCAAGACGATTCATATCCATATCATATTTTCTGGTACTCCCGTCTTTATTTTTTCGAATTCCAAGAGCACCACCTTGTAATCCAAGAATATTTCCTGAAAAACGTTTCAATCTGAAGACTATCATACCTGACTCTAGATAGATAAGAGATATAACTTATACTGAAGTCCAAATGGCAATATGGAGAGAGACTTGAAGGCTCGATCAAGACTAGTATATTCGAGGACTAAGGTTCTTGATGTTCTATCATATTTTATAGTCTCTCCGAGAGGTTCCCTAACTTTATAGGAAAGATTAATCTCTGGTTTGTAATTTGCCTTAATAAGCAAACCACCATCACCATTATTATTTCCTCCACCACCACCTTTCTTCTTTCCGAATTCCTTTTCTTCAAATTGGAGTTCTCCAAAGAAACGTTCTAGGCTTTCATCCTCTTCGGTGGAAGAGTGTGTACGAGTTTCAAATCTTCCGCCCTGACCGTTATTGTTATCCTGGTTTTGATTGTTATTATTTCCACCTCCACCACCATATGGGGATTTCCATCCACCCTGGAGAGATACTTCAGAGCGACCAAGGTAATGGGTATATTCGCTTTCCTGAGGAAGATGAACAGATGGAGGGAGATTTACTCTTGCGCCAAGTTTAAAATAAAGGCGATAACGATCAGAACCAAAGAATGATGTAGAAATAACAACTTTCTCGATAACAACATTATTTCCCTTCAAGACAGGTATCAATTCTGACGGACCGATTACCTCTAGTTCTGGAAAACAACGTCTCTTCTTCCATTCGATAAAGAACAGTCGAAGTGCATCATGCTCTGAATATTCCTTCTGTCTAAAAGCTACTGACATACTACGTATAGATTTTTATTATATTTTCCACCAATGATTTCGATGGCATCTAATGCATGACCGAGGTATTCTGTTTCGGCAGTTACCTCTCTTTTCTTTTCATTGACAGAAGTTATTTTTAATTTAAATATATCAGATAACAGTTTTCTTGTCCAGGAATAATACTCTTTATCCTTAACTGTCAACTGATAATTTCCCTGAGAATTTTGGATGAATTCCATTATTACTAATGAACGAGAGTTCTTCTTACTCATTTCATCAGCCTCATCCGCTTTGATTATAGTCGGAACCACACCTGCCTCAGAAAGTCGCTTAAGTGCTTCCGGCATAAGGTCCTCTGGATCCTGAACCTTTTTTCTGAAAATAATCATAAGTTTTTATTGCTATTTCGTACCCTCCAGTTCGAGGAGAACCTGGTCAATAAATTTAGAGGTCTTATCTAAGACTTCATAAAAATGTAATTCACATGTAAACTGACATTGATAACTAAAGTTAGAATTAGCATCCATCTCATACATGTGATTAAAATCCTCACTAATTCTACCCCATCTTATTGCAGATGTCCATCTTCCTCCATATCGATCTGTCGCTTTGTATTCTACAAAATTAGTGAGAAGATCAACATTGTTATATTTATTTTTGAAGTCATGGAACATTCTTGCATCCTCACATCTAAATTCGAAGTCAATCGGAATTACCTTTGAAATAATTCCCTGTTCTTCATCATAAATTCGAGGGTGATGATTTTGGGCAGGAGTTTGAGAAATCCTGTAAGATATATAGGAAGTTCTAGATAAAGTTTTCTCTCGATTATATCTGGCCAATTCGATTCCATACGAATCGAGGATCTTAGAAATTTCTTTGAAGAATTGATCTTGATAATCGATGGATCGAATAAGATACTTATCATACTTATCTTTTAATAGATAGACAGCTTTATTCGTTGATTCCAAATTGACAGATCTATCTCTTACAACAATGTATGGAAAATTGGAAGCATCCCAAGTTGTGAATTTAGACTTTGGGATAACAGGGACTATATACCTTAATCCCCCTTTATAAAAGATATGTTTCCAAAATTCTGGATTATCTTTATCTTCATCTGAAACGGCTATAGTTGTATGAGAATAATCCTGAGATACCATTGAATCATGGTCTCCCAGGAATACTATTCTCACTGTATGTGGATCGGAAGTTAATTTCTTTAAGACAAGTCCATTGAGCGTAATATATATCTCCTTAAATTTCTCAGGTCTAGGCATACTAGGTACTTCTAGATTCTCTCCGACACTTTCAAGGCCGAGTTTATCAGCAATATCATGAGACTTCTGGGATTTCTGAAATGTAATATCCAAGACCCCATCTTCCGTTTTTGTAAGTACCGTATTAGGTCCTTCATGAATCCAATAATATTTTAAACCGTCAGAATATAATTTCAATCCAGAGTATATCAGCTCAATTGATTTCATAGGTTATTATTTCTTAGTATATTTAAATTCCCGGTGGCATTATTATTGACCCGCCATCGCTGGCAGTCTTAAAGACAGGACCACGTCTTCTCCTATTTCTTCTTCCCCCATTATTGCCTGTTCCGGAAGAAGCCCTGGATCCATTTCTCCTACTTCCTCCCTTATTACTAGCTCCTTTATTTCCCTCAGTGGAAACAACGGTTGTATCGGTAGCTGGTGGATTAGGATTTTGAATACCAACTCCACCTGCAGGGGGCGTAGGATTAACAGATGTATCTGTAGCTGGAGGAGCTTGAGTACCACCAGTTCCCTGAATAGGAGTGACAGGAGGATTTTGAGTACCCTGATTTTGTTGAGAGGCATTAGCAACTGGTGTTTGCCCTTGATTCTGTGTTTGTTGAACAGTAGGTTTAGCTGGTTTACTGCCTAACGTATTTCTCCAGTCTATCTGGAATCCTTTTCCAACTCTACCCCACTCCATCTTAGCTTGGTCTGTTTTTCCAGTTACAAGGTTGATTCCGGCTCTAGTTAAGGAACGCATTCCTTTACCGAGCCATCCTTTATTTGCGGCATAGAGTCCACCGACAGTTGCAGCACCAATAGCTGCACCCTTCAAGAGTTTAGCTCGGTTTTCCTCTTTTCTCCTCTTTTCCTCAGCTCTAGCTTCTTGGAGACGAAGAATTTTATCAGCCCTTAGTGCTTCAAGAGCCGCATCAGACGCTTCTTGTCTGAATATTTTCTGTAATCTGTATGTTGCCATATATGTTTGGTATTAAAAAGTAGAGGAAGAGAGGTGCGTTAGCACCTCTCTTCCGGTTATCTTATTAAAATTTATACAAATCCATTAGAAATATCTTTAGTACTTCTAATTTAAGACATCTTAATAGTAACCTTTTGAACGAGCTCGTTAGCCATTGTTCTAACACCCTCCTGATAGTAAATACCAGAAGCCATCTGTGTTGGGTTATTGTAGTTACCAATTGTTGGTGTATCAGTCAATGGCATGTAGATACCACGAGCAAGTGGAGCCATCTGTCCATCCTCAGTCTTGTGGATAGCAAAGAATACTGGATCTCCATTAGGAGCATCATTGATATCGGTAGAACGGAGAACTGGAATACCATCATACCAACCAAGGAGGTCATTGATGTAGGTAGACTTAGTGTTCTTCTCGAACTTACCGATTGTAGCACCCTTCTGGAAGAAGTTAGATGCTTTGTTGCCTGCAACATATGCAGTAATCTTAACACCCTTAACTGCCTTTGTAGCGAGAGCATTTTCTACATCAACAAGGCTATTGTCGAAGTAGTCAAGGCGTGAACGGTAGTCATAGAAGAGCTGACCGTTCTGTGATGGGTTGAACTGAGAGCAGTCAATGGTAGAGTCATCAACATTGTTGAGACCACTTACATAACCATTCTGGAGCTGATCGATGAGCTTCTTATTGATTGCCTTAGTGTAGATCTCACGAAGCTTGCTGAAGAGGAATGTTGCCATATCACAGTTAGTAGCCTTCTTGAGAGCACCGAGGGATGCAATATTATACTCAGCAACGAGCATGTCAGGAACAGTCTGAAGACCGAGCTGCTGCATCTTAGCGATGAATCGCTTGTCATGCTGATGTGCATTTGAAGCACCAGCAGTATTAGATGGAGTACCAGTTACATCTTCCTTACCCTTGATCTTAATCTCACCTTCAGCAACATTCTTCTGATCTGCAAATGAGATATCGATCTTACCGTTAAGATACTTGATAGTAGCAGAATCAACTACATTAGATACTGCCATGAAGTTACCCTGAGCATTATCGACGAGCTCATAAGGATGACCACCATATGTAACTGTGATACGAACTGTACCTGGGATGATCTTACGACCGAGAAGGATTGAGAAATCCTTAGTGCCGGCAGTCTGTTGCTGAGAAGACTCGAAAGTACCCATAGTATTGAGACCATCAAGGTTATCAGTACCAAGGTTAGGAATAACAGCACGATAATCTGTTACACCAAGAACGTCAAGCCAATAGAAGATACCACCTGGCTGCTCAAAATCTTTCTCGATAGACATAAAGCCTGCGAAAGAAGAAACGAATGAAGCAACAGATGCATTGAAATACTGAGTAGAAAGGAGTGGAGTCTCTGTATAACCGGAGAATGTCTTCTGAAGAATGTTGTTCTGAGCCATTCCCATGAGACCCATTGTTTCAGCCTGACGAGAGAAACATTTAGCATACTCGTTTGCACGATTAATAGCATCATCACCTGATACTGAGCTGCCACGGAGGGCATTTACAAACTGAGTATTCTGCAATTGATCATAAAAGTTATTCATATTATCTTGTCTATGTATTATATAGGTTTATTTATTTCCTCGATAACTTGGGAAAATCTCAAGTTATCGAGGTACATGATTTTATTATTAATACCAGCCAGAGAAGAAATTAGTAAGAGTATCTCCGGTGCCAGCTACTTCGCAGAATGAACGCTCTGAGAACTGAGCCTCCTGAAGGTCCTCCTCCTCAAGTGGAACTGGAGCCTCCTTGGCAGCCTGAATATTCTGGACTGCAACGTTAGCTGCCTCCTGAATAGACTGAACTGCTACAAGAGCCTTGTCCTCAATGTTTTCTACACTAATTACAGGATCCTGACCATTAGCTACAGCGGCTGCTGCCTGCTCTGGATCAATCATTTCATCCCCCTGTACAGGCATTCCTGTATTTGGATCAACCACCTGATCCTGTACTGGCATACCAGTCTGTGGATCTACCATAGGTGTTTCTGAGAAGAAACGACAAAGACTATCGGTAGATACGAATTCAGAGAATTCACGATCCTCTTTCTCTTCGTCAGACTCCTGGACTGCAAGATTATCGGTAAGTTCAGAAGCCTCTTCCTCAGTGATCTTAGATACATCAAGATCGTCATCACCAAGAACAGCCTTAGTAAACTCGCCTGAATCCTTGTCTTCAATAACTGCTGTCTCAGAATCGACTGGAGTAATTACATAGTCATCATCTTCAATCTGCTCGCCACTTTCGATTGCGTCCTCAACTTTCTCCTGACACTCACAGTCGTCTGGAGCCTCGGAGAACAAACGAAGCATGAAGTTAGTGCAGTTTTCAGAGAATTCTTTCTCCTCGTCTTCAGAATTCTGGACTTCAAGACCATCAGTAAGTTCAGATGCCTCGTCCTCAGAGATCTCTTCTGTCTCCATATCTTCACCCTCAAGTGTTACCTTGGTGAACTCTCCAGACTTCTTGTCCTCAACGACAGCTGTCTTAGAGTCGATAGGAGTGATAATCTCAGTAGAATTTTCAACCTGCTCACCATCCTTAATAGCATCCTCAATCTTTTCCTGAGTTGCAACTGAACCACCAAGGTCCTCAGAATAAAGACGAATCTGGAAATCTGTAAGCTCAGAGAATTCCTTAGCCTTCTCATCCTCTTCAATCTCTTCAGCGCTCTTGTCTGAAATCTCGAGACCGTCGGTAAGTTCAGAAGCTTCATCCTCTGTAATCTTTTCAGTATCCATTGTGTCGTCATCGAGAGTTACCTTAGTGAACTCACCAGTTTCCTTATCCTCAACAACAGCGGTCTCAGAGTCGACTGGAGTGATAACCTTGTTATCATCCTCAACCTGCTCACCACTCTCAATTGCGTCTTCTACGGATTTCTGGCACTCGCACTGATCCTCAGTCTCATTAAAGAGACGATCCTGGAACTTAGTTGTACTCTTTGAATAGAATCGAGTTATAAAGATAGTGTGATCTGAGAACTCTGTCTGCTCTGGTTCATCAACTTCATCCTCATCACCGATTCCTGCATCGCTGATAAGTTCGAAGGCATGATCCTGAGCCTCTCTCTGATCATCAAAAATTCCAATGCCTTCAACACCTAATTCCTCGAGTTGATCTGCGAGTTCATTAGCATCGTCTGGGTCATTAGCCGGTGCATTTACGAGAGAATTGCTTGATGAATCAAAACCGACAACGAAATATCCATCATCATCTGGATCCTCTTCGTCTTCGTCTTCACCATCTTCATCAGAGAATCCCTTCTCAGATGAAAGTTCATGAACCTCAAGTTCATCACCATCGATCTTCACCTCAGCCTGATCGTCCGATTCAGTATCTGTCACAACGATTTCGTTATCCCCTGTCTTTTCAATCTTAAGGTTACCGACAACAGCAGTATCCTCAGACTCAAGAACCTCAGAGAAAATACGCTCACAGAATGCCTGATCTGAGAAAATACGCTGTACTACAGTATTATCTGTGGAAACAGAGAATTCACGTGTACCCTCTTCAGGAATTTCTGTTACCGGTGGGAATTCTGTCTGGTAAGAACTTGGATCTGCATGATCATTGAAGTCTTCATCTACAAAATCATGTACTTCAGGGTTAGGAGTAACACCATCACCCTCTGGGTGGAGATACTTATCAAGTTCCTCAGTTGGAAGGGCAACAAGGTCATAGCTTGATGCATCGTCGTCACCCTGCTCAGCGATTGTACACTCGCCATTAGCATTGTCGACGATCATAACCTTTCCATCTCCAAGAGAAATATAGGAAACTTCATCAGTATCAACCTGTCCCTCAAGCTTAGCATTTTCAATATCCTCGCCTACCTGAGCTGTAAGCTCCTCGTCTCCAGCCTCTGTGGCTGAAAACATAACCTGCATAAATCTAGTTGGTTTCATCTTATTAAATTAATGTTTAATTATGACGCGATTTCCGGCGATATCGATTGCTCCTAACGAAACAAGTTTGTCTAGAATGTCGGAGGGTGCATCACTGTATTGTTCACGAATGATTCCTTGAAATCCGGATAGAGGCATTTCATGTCCTCCATGCTGAACCTTAAGGTCTTCTAGGATATGACTATCAGAAATCCAGTCTTCCTGTGGTGGGCAACAACCGTGGGCTTTTGTGATTAAGACAATAGCCTTAGGAGTCATCCTAGGGGATTCTGAAAGTCGATGGATAAGAGCTTCTCTGGAGTCTACTGGGTCTAATCCAAGAACCTTTGTTACAGATATCTCAAGACAAGAGAACATTTTTCTCATAAGATCAGGACGTTCAGAGAAACAGATTTGACCATCGTCAGTTTTAGTGGCATATCCAGCATCAATCATGGACTCAGCGGTCTCTGAGATACCATGCTCACTAAATGTTTTGTTGACGCAGTCCTCTGAAACAGTCTTACAAGAGAATGTTTTCAAAATCTCATCTGTCATAGAGGAAGTCTCGGAAAATTCTTTGTCGTCTTCGAAAGAAGCACAAGATCCATTGGAATCTTCGCAGCAAACAACTCTGTCTCCTCCACAATTAGGACATCTTACTTTTCCGTGGTCATCGCTACAGAAAGTCTGGCCACAGTCCTGACATTCATAGTGATAACTTCCGGAATTGCATTGACATCCTGTATCCTCAGCGCAGTCTGTAAAAAGACGACGCCTTGGTTTCTTATTATCAATTTCGGTACGAATCTCAGAAAATGCTCTATCGACAGAAGTCTGATAGTATGGATTATCTGAGAACAAAGAGCGACGAATCTTTACCGAAGAATCAGAGAAAAGACTTCTCCTTACCTTCGTTGATTCAGCGCTAGAAAATAATTTGCGTCTTTCCATGTTATTCTTCTTCAATATCTGAATCGTCATCAGTCATATTCTCTGAGAGCTTCATTCCAGTCGGAATTTCACCGAAGACCTCATCGATTAAGCTGTGAACGAAATCTGCATATGCACTTTGTATTTTCGCAAAACGATCCTTAGTGATCATACCCTGCTTCTTTGTCTGAAGCATAGCCATCTTATATGGAAGCTGTAACTTCTGTGCTGCCTGACGGGCATTCTTTGAAATAGAAGAAGCACCAATAAGTGTGGCTACCTGTTTACCTGCCATAACATCATTGTGGATTCTACCAAGAATCTGAATAATGTCAGTGGTAAAGAGGGATTTCATGATCTTCACATCTTCAGGATCCATTTTCTCAATTCCACCAGCCGCACGAACTGCCTGCTTGTAGTCAATCATGAGACGTCTAAAAGACATTCTTGGACTAAGTTTTGCAATTCTGACGCGATCCTTGACGGTAGCAACAGTAAATACTTTTTCCTGCTCCACCGCATCAGGGGAAGTGATTTGAGAAAAATTAGAGAACTGTTTAACCTTCAGATTGGTGAAGCTAAGACCAATCTTAGAAGTTTTAGGCAATCCCTTAAATTCAGTAAACTGAGAGGCTGAGAAAGTCTTTACGACTGCTACCCCAGAACTCATTGACTCAGTTTCTTTTTCAGAGAAAGTCTTCAGTTCTTTTGTGACATTATTCCCTTCACTATCGAAAACATCTATAATTCGAGCACCCTTCATTGACTCACAAAGAGTTACATCGAGAGCCTTGATCTTAAGAAGCTTCTTACAAATGTCCTGACCTGAACCAGAATTTGAATCCCAAAAAGCAACCACTACCGCTGATACTGGAAGCAAAGATCCTGATGCTACGAGAGTTTTAAGACGAAGGATATTACTCTTCATTACCTCATCAGCATTTTCTTCTGGTAAAATATCAAGGACAGCCTCTACCCAACCGGTATTATCGTTGATGTAAATCTTCTTAAGTCTCCAAACTGGAGCACGATTAGATTCGATCAAGAGAAGAGAATCATCCTTACCTACCATCTTCGAAATGGCAGGTGATGTAGATGCAGGAAGAGCCTTAAGATCACGACTTGCGTGAGTTAATGAACCGAGTCCATTTCCAGACTCAATCATTTCACGATATTCATCGCTCCCAAGATATTCTTCCCAAGCTGTTCTAGGTATAATAGAACCATCTGATGCAGGTGTAACTGGATTAATCTTCCAGAACCTGCACACGCATGTTTTTATCTTTGAAATATCCATAATATTTATCTGCCAGCCCTTAGGGACCAGCAATCACAATAAATTTATTTAGACTTGTCCAAATTGCCCAGTAACTCTAGCTAACATGGGATTAGCCTGTTTTGCAGCTTCAGCCTGGGACTGTTGATCTTGGATATAAGAATTCACTTTTCCTGTTATAAGATTACCCGCGATCGCCCCCTTATTATTCCATAACACCTGTCCTCCAGTCTTAAGGCCAAAACCGATAACTCCATAGGATCTTTGTCTCTGATAGAGTGAGTAAAGGCGATACTTGGATTCAGTCATTGGGACAGAATATATTTTTTCAGGGAAAATTCTTCTTTTTATTTTCATTATCTATATTGAAATTTGTTTCTCAAGGGGAAACCAATCCCCTTGAGAATAGTTATAAGGAAGAATTACTTTCTTCTATTCTTCTTCTCTTCTTCCTCTTCCTTATGCTTCAAATAAGCTTTGCGGCCTAAGTAAGCAGCAGCACCCGCTGCGGCAGTACCGACACCAATAGCAGCTGACTTACCTGGATTTGCCTTAATCCAATCCAAAGCCTTACCAGGGAGTGCCTTAATACTATCAAAACGATGTAACTTATTCTGAATAGCATTCGCCTTGGCTTCAGCAGCTAATCCTTCTGGTGAGTCGAAAGCATCAGCAATAGTTTGTCTACGATACTCTTCTCGTGCCAACTTCTCACCTGAGTCTCGGAGTTTCTTAAGATCTTCAATGTGTAGCGGCTTATTTTTAGTATCCTCGAGAGCCTCCTTAAGCTGAGCATCTGTATAATTATCACCCAGACCTTGAGCATTTTTACGCTTATAGGCTGTGTTAGCCTTCTTAGAAGCTGCTTCTAAGTTCTTCCAGGTATCAGCCTCGATCTCTTTTCCAGTTGCAGGATTAATGCCCTTCATCCAAAGTTTCTCGATCTCAGTGTCTGTAAGCTTATTATCCTTATACTTACTTCTAAATGCAGCAAGAGCTGCCTCACGTCCACCATTAAGTTGTGTCCATCTGCTATAATATCTCTCACAGAAATCAGAGAAAAGTGCATACTCCTCTTCTGTCATTGGAACAGAATAAACACGCTCGTCATTGTAAGCATAGGTATCATTTACTGAGTAGTAAGACTCATTACCTTCGCTGTCTTCTGCGCATGCGAAGACCTTTCTACGTATATTCATACTATTTAAAAATTGATTGATTAAATTTCGAGATTTGAGAACCCCGAAAAAAGTTAAACATAATTTGAATAACCCTTGTAATCGAGGGTCTGATTTATTACTTATCTTGCTCCTTACATGGATTGTAAGGTTCAAGATCTTCTTTTTTCTCTGGATCGTAGTTTTCTACACCACGAGTAAACATTTTAGTTTTTTCCATACCACCCTAATTTTGTAAAATCCCGGTATAACCTGTATTCATACTCCGACATTGGAATTGAGAAAACCTTCCGCGATCCTCGCGGAGTAGCAGTTCTAATTATCTTTGGAATCATCACTTGAGTTGGTCTCTTAAATGCAGTAATTCCTTTCGGGCCTTCCTTCTTCTTTAAAACTGCCATAGCACCTCTCATAGCATTTGTTCTGGCTGCCACAGATTTTGCTTGATTTATTTTTATCGCATTCTGTCTAGCCCTGATCTGACTTCTCATTGCAACACCGGCCTCTTGTTGTTGTTTAATAGCAAGAGCCTGTTGATTTTTTGCATTGATAGCCTGTGAATTCGCTAATTTCTGTTGTTCAAGATTTTGTGCTGGAGTAAGTTGTTGAGGCTGTTGCGGTTGAGCGTCTGCAAGAAACTTAAGAACCCTTATCCTCATTATTTCCTTTAAGATGATCTTTAAAGAAAGCATTGTAAAAATCCTGAACTGCTTCAGAATCTAAATTCCCCGCATCTTCACCACTGCCTTCTTCTCCAATTTTCTGAAGTTCAAGATTTGATCCATCGATAATGATTTCCTCTTTCATTTCCTCTAGCTTTTGGATATAATTCATGATCTGATCAACTACCAGGAATCGGTCAGCTATCGAAAGACCAGAATTACCTCCAGCATCAAGAATTACTTCTGGCTGGAGGATATCGTCGATCAAGAGAGAAAGACGAGATATCATTTGAATCAGTAAAATTGGTCGAATTGATTGAAAAATTTCAGACAGATACAGTTCAAGAGTACGTCTTGATTTTGGATCTGCCACATTTACTAAAGTTCTAGATAGAGAATTTAAGTCAATGCTTAGATTTGTTCCAAATTTTTCATTGTACTCAGTAAAGACTTTATTCAAGGACGAATTAATTTCTGCCGCTTTCGACTCTTTATCCTGTCGGGTAAGCATTGAAGCATCCTGAATAATAGTTTTTACTTGTTTTGGGATTTTCGGGGCACTAGAAACTATATTTCCTAGAACCACATCATCAGAATCGACTGGTTCAGGGATGGCATAGTCTGAATCATGATCCTCCAAGAGACCTTCACTTTCAAGGACTTGTTTCTTGAAGTCATCATTTGAAAAAACATTTCCATTCATCCTACATTCCTCCTCCCATTCCATACTGTTCCAAGAGTTGCTGATACTTCATGTTCTGAATCTGAATCCATTGAGCAACGGAATCATCGTCAATCAAGTCGGCAGCACTTGGGTCTGCATTTTTAATAATATTTCTTAACCACTGAGCAAAGGCATCTGGTTTTACAAGAGGAATCATGCTATCTACGCCCTGCAGAGAAGACATTAAGATATTCTGAATTCCTTGAGAAATAGCTGAGACACTCTCGATATTATTGAGAGAGTTATTATACTCGACACTGGTCTTTGTGAAAAGGTGAAGAGAAATTCTTGAAGGATCAAGTTTCTCCGAATACACAATTTCATAGATTGTTCGAGTAAGTTCAATTACAGACTCCTTGATACCATTAATTATTGAGTTCACACGGCTATTTGCTCGTTCGGATGACTGAAGAATCTGCCATTTATTTCCCGCAGTCGAGTCCATAATTCCAAGAGGAATACCGAGAGGGCTTAAGACATTCTGTCTACATTGCTCAACACCTTGAAGAAGTTCAAGATACTTGTCCCCCAATTTGTCGGTCTGAATAAGACCTTTATTCTGGAGTGTCGCATTGTAGTCAGGAATAACCTTAACATTCTGACTAAGAATTTGTTCAATCAAGCTGGTAGCATCAAACTGAGCACTCAAGAAACTTGAGAGATCATTGTAGGAGGTCATCATCTTCTGAACTTTCTTACAAAGTTCATCGGCATTTTCCATTGGAACACCCTTATCGAACATCAGGGATAAGAGTGACGGAGTACAGAGATCTCGGAGGCTGAGAAGAGAAAGGAGGAGTTCCTTTACTACCAATTCTTTGACCTTAAGAAGGCTTGAGTAGAAGAGAGGATATCCCGCCGTATAATATGACTTCTCAATTACCTTATCCCTATTCTTCTGATTTCCGAACTTTAGTTTCCCAGATTTCTCTGGCCCAAACATCGCATCATATGATTCTGCCGGATTCTCATGAGACTTTCGATTCATTCCATACTGAGTATCATAATCGTCAGAAAGGTCATTAATGAGTCGCATATCTGGAGAACCAAGGTAGAAACACTCTTGATGTGGAAGAGTATAAAGATTTCCATCGTCACCCCTGGCTATATACTCTTCGGTTACCTCTGAAGTAGCCCAGTCAAGCTGTCTTTTTACACAGACAGAAACTGGATCATAGAGACCATAGATATGAAATCTAAGGTGACCTTGAGCATCTCTGGTAGTTCTGAGGCCTGAATAGTATGCCCCATAATAAATTGCTTCATCCAAGTGGTCGTGGATGAAGTCAAATATTTTTATATCATTCAGGAGATAGTCATTAATACGATCAGTTTTCTGTTTGTCAGGGATAAGAGAACCAGTTCCCTCATCGACTTCGTCGGACATGATCGTGACTATTTCTGAAATTGAAGTGCTAAGAAAGTTATTGACGTAATCTCTAAAAAAACTTACAGCGGTTCTGGAGATGTCAATAAGCTCATATTGCTTAGTTTCAGCAATTCTAGAATACCAGGAGCTCAAGACTTTACTAGGTCCAGCATTTCCTAAGAGTGGACTTTTTCGGTCAGAATTAAAGAGACTCCTGCTAAGGGATCCTATTTTTCCGTAACCCCCGGAATGGGCATTCTCGAAAACATTGGATCTAAGCGGAACCCTAGACTTTCCGGAAAGAAGTCCAGAATAGGATCCGAACATTTTTTGTATAAGGCTTACGTCTTTCATAAATTTCAATAAAATTTTTGGAGAGAAAACAAAACTGTTCTATATATAAGGCAAATGTAAAAATAGCCTCCCTAAAAGTGGGTTAATCTAGTTTTTTTTGTTATTTTCGCTAAAAAAATATTCGATAGTGTTCTTAAGTCCCTCGGGGAGATCAATTTCTGGCCTCCATCCCAGCAGGGAGGTTGCCATCTTGATGATTGGTCTTCTAAGTTTTGGATCATCCTGCCAGGCTGGAGTGAATTTAATCTCTGACTTCCCAGATGTCATTTCAAGAACTAGATTAGCCACATCCAGAATTGTATGTTCTGTTCCAGGATTACCAATATTTATTGGCCATTCCAAGACTCCCTTAGACTGTGACATAACTGCCCTGAAAGCTCTAAGGAGATCTGAAATATACTGAAAGCTACGAGTCTGAGTTCCTTGTCCATGAATGATAAGAGGATTTCCGGTTAAAACTGACTGAATGAAGTTAGTAATAACTCGTCCATCATCAAGTCTCATGTAAGGACCGTATGTATTGAAGAGCCTAACTACTCGAATGTCGAGATCGAAGTTATCTCGATATGATAGACAAAGACTCTCGGCAACTCGTTTTCCTTCATCATAACAAGATCTAGGACCCCAGGTATTTACATTTCCGTGATATGATTCTGGCTGTTCTCTACAGTCAGGATCACCATAAACTTCTGAGGTACTTGTGAAGAGAACCTTAACCCCTGGATACTTCTTTGCCCATTCAAGAACATTCTTAGTTCCCAGGTAGCAAGTATCCATTGTATAGATAGGATCTTTCTGATAAAAAACAGGACTAGCCGGACAAGCTAGGTGATAGATTTCAGAGATGTCTTCCCACTGAAATGGGAATTCTGAACGAACATCCCATTCGTATAAATGGAATCTAGGGTCACCTTGGAATTGTTTGATATTATCTCTACACCCTGTATAGAAATTATCGATGCAATATAGATTAGTGCATCCGGTATCTAACAGATCACGGCATAGATTTGTACCAATAAACCCAGCACCCCCAGTTACCACAATATTTCTGTGTCGTAACATTCTTCTATTATTTGATTCATATCAAGATATCGATATTCTGCCAGGCGTCCTATAAAATGGAGACCTTCAGGAATAGGGATATTCCGATACTGATTATATAATCTTAAGTTGGTCTGTGTCGGTATAGGGTAAGCCTTTTGTCCTAACCGATCTCCAGAATATTCCTTTGTTATTATAGTTTTCTCTGTTTCGCCGGAACGGCGAGAAAACCACTTATGTTCGACAATGCGTGTCCAAGGAATATGTGGATCAGGATAATTCATTACTGGACAACCCTGAAAATTTGGAATCTCTAGGATATCATGAACATGAAATACATGCCTGTACTCGAGAGGACCAAAACAGAACTCATGATATTCATCAATCCCAGGGGTCCATATTACCGCCGTTCCGGCGGAGAGATATGGCTGGACTGTATTCTTTGTACATTCCTCCATATATCTGACTTCTGCACCAGATAAAAGCTTCTTAATAAAATCTGTCCACCCGAGAGTAGGAATTCCGACAAATCGATCATTGAAATAAGAAGTATCCCAAGTATATCGAATAGGTAAGCGGGATATAATAGATTCAGGCAATTCGGCACAAGGTTTTCCCCACTGTTTCTCGGTATAACCTTTAACGAATTTCTGAAAAATATCCTGACCTACCATGGAGAGTGCTTTCTCTTCTAAATTGGAGGGCTCTCCCTTGAATCTCTGAGATTCTAGCTTTTCCATAACTTCCCTAGGATCTGTCAGTCCCCAGAGTTCTTGGAATAATGAGAGACCAAAAGGGAGAGACCATACTCTCCCTTCCGTCTTTGCTTTTATCTGAAGACAGAATGGATCAAACTGGGCTACCTGATTGACTGTATCCCAGATTTCTTTTCTGTCTGTATGAAAGATATGACATCCATATTTATGAACTTCTATTCCTTCGATTTTCTCAGACCAACATAGTCCTCCAGGACGATCTGTCTTTTCTAAGACAAGAACTTTTGCCCCTTCCCTAGAAAGTTTCCAAGCCCATATGGCACCGGTCAGACCGGCACCCACAATTACGACATCATATTCTTTTTTCATAGTTCCTTATTTTACTCCTAAATAGAGAATCTGATTCTTCTTCTTTCCTTCTCTGGTAGCCGCCACATGAACCCACTGTGGCTCTTTCTTAGTTCCATACTCCCAGATTAACTGACTGACTTCGATCTCCCCTGATTCAATCATTTTCTTGATAAGAGCAAAGAGCTTAGCATTACTACCGGAAGTAGCTCGAATGTCCGCTGCCAATCCTACCATATGTGATGATGTCTTAGAACCTCCTACCAAAGAATTAAGTTTTGGACCACGATATGCAGAATTAATCTTAATAGGATATCCATACTTATCTCTGATTGGCTGAAGAACTTCAGTCGCTAATCTCTCAAGATTCTTGAGAGACGTTTCGTCTGGAATATTAGAGATCTTATTCTTTGCTGCCGTCTCTGATTTAATCAATTCCTGCAAAGAAAAGTTCTTAGATAACTGTTTATTTTCCATAATTCTTTCGATTAAAAATTACTTTCTTCTTTTTTCTTCCTACCACATGTCCATCAATATCGGATACTTCTGAACTTGTGGTAGAAGACAAGGTGCCAACATTTCCAACGCTAACACATTTATTGGAGACCGTATATTCTTCACAGGAAGAAAATAGTCTTCTTCTCCTAATTCGTTCCATATATCTCCTAAAGTTTATAAATAGGAAAATAGGAAACCGCCAAGTTTCCTATTTTCAAAATTTCTAGAATTAATCCTAATCAGCGAGCTCACGTTTAAGTCGCTCAATAAGCTTTTTACGCATCTCAGGAGTAGCTACTGCATACTGATCCTTAAGGTCCTGGAGATCTTTGTTTTTGTTGTGTCTTCTAACTGCACCGGCTACACCACCAATAGCACCACCACCAACAAGACCATCGAGAGCACTTGCTAGACCTTGTCCAACAGCTAATCCGGCACCACCGCGACTTGCACCATCAATGGCACCGAGTACGCCTCCGATACCGCCGCCCCATTTCATTCCGGTCTTAATACCCTTTCCAAACAACTTCCTATTACGCTCTCTCTTAGATTTTACAAGATCATAAAATTCTGCATCACGCTCGTCGTTCTCTCTATCATTATCTGCAGAGAAACGTTTAATTGTATAAACTGCCATTTCTTCTATAATATTTATTTGGTTATTACTGTTCCCCTCCCCTAGGGAGAGGGAAATTTTGATTTTTATTAATTAGCGACCGTCCCTGTATCGTCTATAATCAGTTACGGCTCTTAATTCGTCTGCCTTAGTTCTACGCTCTTCTCTATCCTCTTCTCGAGCTCTACGAGAGGCTTCCTCCTCTGCAGCTTCTCTATCTCGTATTTCTTTGCGAGTTTCAAGCTCCCAAGAATCTGGAAGGCCCTTCTTTCGAGCAAACTTGTCGAATCTCTTACTGATGTCCAGAGACGCGTCGTCATATCCATAGTAACCAGCCTGATCAGCTTCTTTCCTACCTTTTATAGATCCATAGATAGCTCCGGCACCACCACCAAGATAACCCCCAAGAAGAGCGCCACCAACAGTGGCATTCCCGCTTTTTAAGCCCAAACCAGCAGCAACAGCACCGGTAAGAGCGCCAATTCCAGCACCCTTAAGCATGCCACTACCCATTCTTTTAGCGACGGTTCTATCTCTTCTATCACTACTTTCCCTGGCTTTATCCAGACGGTAGAGTCTCTTCTGAGAGTCTGTCATTTTTTCAAGCTCCTCGTCATTAAGTTAATCCTCATAGTATGGAGAAGCATAAATCCTTTGTAATCTAAATATTCCCATAGTAATTAATCATTTTCTTCATCCCTCTTCTTCTTCCTCATCTCTCTCATAAGATGAACTCCAGCCATACTACCTCCGGTGACTACTAGGCCGGAAAGAATATTTTGTATTAGACTTTGTCTTCTGATGGAAGGGCTTACATCTAGGTGGCCATATTTCTTGAGAGCATCGAATTTTCGTTTATCTTCAAGATAACCCCCAACTCCAGTACCAATTCCAGCGGCAATCGGAACTACATACCCTAGAGCTTTATCTATTTTTTCTCTCTTCCTTCTTTTTCTCTCCTCCTCATCCTCTTCCGAATAAGTACGTCTCTTGATATGAAGTTTTTTCTTATCCGACAGAAGAGATTCGATAGAAGGTTTTACATAGCCCGGAACATTATCTACATACTCCAGACCGTCTGGGGTTTCTTCAATCCATCCATTTTCACGGACATAGGACTCACGTTTCTTGTGATCAAGAATTTTCATTACCTCCTCAAGGTCAAGATCATCCCAATCTTCACGTCGTTTCCCCTTTCGATATTTAGAATTACTCATCTTTATTATCTATAATTTTATTCTCCCTCTCATCCCAGCTCTTAGTTCTCTTCCCCTCTCTATAATTCTGACAGTAAGTGCAATCAAGTTTTCCCTCAAAACCCGGGATCGCTTGAAATAATTTACATGACTTAGCCTCCAGAACTCCCTGTGGATATTGATTACTACAATCAGGGGCGCCATGTTGATCGAGGGATACGGAATTTTCGAGACCTATAGACACTGGAACTTCTGGAACTGAATCACATCCAGCACCAACTATGGAGATTTCTGTTTTTGCTGTGTTCAGGATTGGTGAGATAGTGGAAAAAGCTGAACTGACTGAAGGAAGGTCTCGATATTGTTCGTATTTCCCAAGCATCGACTCAACTTCATCAATCTCTACTCCGATCATATCGCCAGTGGCCTTCAAGTTGGTGAGATCGAAAGGAACTCTCCCGACTGTTGTGGTAGGAAAAGGTCCATATCCAATGAGTGATGCTGGCAGAAGAGCGAGTTGTTTGGAGAAGCTTGGAATAGTGGTTGCTATATGGCCGGTCTTAATCCCGATCATGGTAAAATCACTCTTTATCTCATTTCTTACCGCCGTTCCGGCGGATCCAGTGATAAAGGATTCCTTCTCTTTTTCTATCTCCTTGAGGGATTCGGATTTTACCTTTTCAAGCTCCCCCTTTGCTTCTTCTTGTACTCTCCTACTTGATTCCTCAGTTTCCTGAGCTTTCTTTAGGGCCTCTTCTTTTTCTTGATTTGTGCCTTCCTTCAAATATTTCTTCTCGACTTCCGATAATCCAGACCTCGACTTCTCAGATTCTTTCTTCCTCGAATCCAAGAGAGCATCCTTAGCCTTCTGTAAGAGTTCACCAGTCGGGAGAGGGGATCCAGGAAAAGAAGGAATAGGGAAAAGAGTATCGGCTTTTAGCTTCACAATCTCGGCAACTACCGAGGGTATAATGCTTTTCAATATATTAGCCATATCTCTTTTTCCTATTTTAAAATACAAGTATCAGACCCATGAGGGAGTCCTGTATATGGACATACCCCAATTCGATTGAATGGTCCTGA